CAAGCTCAAGGATCAGGAGCTGCTGAGCGACGAGGTGGAAAAGCACCTGGAAGCCGGAAAGCAGTGCTCCCGACTGGCGCTGGTGAACGGTGAGCGGGCGACCTTCACCGTCGGCGAGGACCTTGTGCTGCGCAAGTTCAAGATCGGCGAGATCGCCATGAACGAGCACAACGCTGACGAGAACGTCAGCATCGCCGAGTTCCAGACCGCAACCATGACCATCATCGCCTCCGAGCTTCTGGTGGCGTTCGGGATCATGGAATCGGCCTTCCGCATCAGCAAGGCGGACTGACCATGAAAGGACTGGATGCCGCTATCGGCCTTCTCATCATGACCGCGATCTTCATGGTGATCTCATTCATCCCTGATCGCCACAACAGCAGGGAGGATGATGATGTCGCGCTCTGACGATATCCGCGCTGCACTACTGCAGTCCGGGGAACCCATGTTCCCGCGCGAGATCGCTGACGCCATGGGCGCCGAGGATCGCCGCGAGCGCGCCAGCATTGCCGCCCAGGTCTCGGAGATGGCGGCCCAGGGCCACGGCGTGGAGAAGATGGACGACGGCCGCTACTCGCTGATCCCGGGGTGGGCCAAGGGGCGCCGCAGCGATGGTGGGGCCAAGCCGAAGCCGGCGCCGAAAGTTGAGCGTGACAATGAGCGTGACAAAATTGCCGAGATCCCGGCCAGCGCCGTCAGCGCCGAGCTGATCGCCGAGCTTCGTGAGATCGCCAGCAGCACCACCAGCACCGGCGTCGTGCTCGAGGTACCGCCCGCCGGTACCGCCACCGGAACCTCGGCCAGCTCCAACCAGGTGGCCGCGCGCATCCTCGAGTATCTGCAGGGCGATGCCGACTACAACCTGCTGCAGATGCTGCGTGATGCCCGCGAGGAGATCATGCAACTGGACTGCGCGGCGCGCATGGCGCTGGCCAGCGCGGAGCAGCTGACCGAGAAGCTGCGGGCGGCCACGCGATGAGCCGCACCCGCACTACCATGGCCTTCGCAGTGTTCGACCGGTCCGGCCGCCTGCAGACCGCCAGGGCAACCCGCCGCGAAGCCGAGGACGCCGCCAAGATCATCGGCGGCACGGCCTGGGTCGAGGCCGGTTTCACCGTCGAACCCGTCGAAATCACGCGATTCACCACCACCAGCACCACGCACCCGGACACAATGGGATGAACGACCCTACCGAAAGCACCGAGATGAAAGACCTGACCCTGCAGCAGCTCGAGGACCGCCGCGACGTCATCGAGGAGGAGAGCGCCACGATCAAGGCGAAGCTCGACAAGGTCCGCGGCGAACAGAAAGCCACCGGCCAGTGGGCGGACCCGGATTGGTACCGCCGCGCCAAAACCCGCGTCCGCTTCCTGGGCGTCGAGCACCAGCTCATCTGCCGCGAGATCGGCCGGCGAAAGCGCGAGGCGAAGGCGGCTCACACCAGCAGCATCGAGCGCGCCTTCGTCGTCGCGGCGAAGGCCTTACTGCCCCAGGCCACGTTCGACGCAATAATGGGCACGGCGACCTCGGAGGTGGCCCGTGGCTGACGAATTCGATCGGGCCCAGGAAATCGAACAGCGCGACCGCGACCTGGCCGTTGCTGAACAACTCCGCCGCGGCGCCGCCAAACCTTCCGATGACTGCCGCGACTGCGACGAACCGCTGGAAGATCACCGCAAGCCCTACGGCATCTGCGTCCACTGCAAGACCATCCAGGAAAACAACGAGCGCCACACGGCGCGAGGTGCTCGATGAACGTCGCCACCTTCGCCGGCAGGATCGGCCGCGATGCTGTCGTGCGCAGCACCAGCAACAGCAACGTCACCGGCTGGTCGATAGCCGTCGATGAGTACGCAGGCGGTGGTGAGAAGCGCACGCTTTGGGTCGACTGCAGCATGTGGGGCGACCGCGGCGAGAAGTTGGCCCAGTACCTGACCAAGGGCGCCAACGTCACCGTCACTGGCCAGGTCGGCTGCCGCATGTACGAGTCCAACGGCGAGACCAAGGCGGTGCTGACTCTGAGCGTGCGCGACGTCACCCTGCAGGGTGGACGCCAGGACAGCGAGGGCGAGCGCCAGGCGCCGCAGCAGCGCCAGCAGCAGGCGCCGCGTCAGCAGGCCCAGCAGCAGCGGCCTGCGCCGCAGCAGTCCGCGCCGCCCGTTGATGACGACGATATCCCGTTCTGATGCACCAGGCGCCGCTGCCACAGGGCGCCATCCTTTCCTGACCTGAGAACCACTCCATGAAAATCGTTAGCCTGACTGCGGAAAACGTCAAAAAGCTCAAGGCCGTCGAGATCAAGCCCGACGGCTCCCTGGTGCAGATCACCGGCGCCAACGGCAGCGGCAAGTCCAGCGTGCTCGACGCCATCTACATGGCCCTGGCGGGCACCAAGGCCATCCCCAGTGCACCGGTGCGCAAGGGCGAAGCCAAGGCGCGCATCAAGTTGGACCTGGGCGACGTGGTCGTCACCCGCCGCTTCACCGCCGCCGGCGGCACCAGCCTCACCGTGGAGGCCGCCGACGGCGCACGCTACGGCTCGCCGCAGAAGATGCTCGACGAGCTGCTGGGCTCGCTGACGTTCGACCCGCTCGAATTCAGCCGCATGGAGCCGAAGCGCCAGCTGGAAACCCTGCGCGGCCTGGTGCAGATCGACGTCAACATCGACCAGCTCGACGAGGACAACAAGCGCGACTACGACGCCCGCACCGACATCAACCGCCGCATCAAGCAGCTGCGGGCCCAGGCCGAGGCCATCACGGTTGACCCCGACGCGCCGGCCGAACCGGTGGACGTCAGCGAGCTGACGGCGGAGATGCAGCGCGCCGGCGAGCACAATGCCGATATCGAGCGCCGCCGGGCGAACCGGGAGCAGGCCACGGCCAACATCGACGCCAGGGTGAAGCAGGCGATCGACAAGCGCGACCGCGCGGAACAGCTGCGCCGCGATGCGGACGAGCTGGAAGCCGAGGCCGAACAGCTGGATGCGGCCAACCGCGACCTGCAGTCCAAGCTCAATGCCGCAGGCGAGCTGCCTGCCCCGATTGACGTGGCCGCCATCAGTGCCCGCATCAATACCGCCGCGGCCACGAACCGGGCCGTGCAGGACCGCGAGCTGCGCGCCGACATCGAGCGCCAGGCGGCCGCGGCCGAGGCCAACGTCGTCGCCCTGAACGAAAAGATGGAACAGCGCACCCGTCAGCGCGCGGAGGCGATCGCCGGCGCGACCATGCCGGTGCCTGGCCTGTCCTTCGGCGACGGCGAGGTGATCTACCAGGACCTGCCCTTCGCCCAGGCCTGCAGCGCGGAGCAGCTGCGGGTATCGGTGGCGATCGCCATGGCCGCCAACCCGAAGCTGCGCGTGCTGCGCATCAAGGACGGCAGCCTGCTCGACGAAAACGGCCTGCAGCTGATCGCGGAGATGGCCGCCGAGCGCGACTACCAGGTGTGGATCGAGCGCGTCGATACGAGCGGCAAGGTCGGCATCGTCATGGAGGATGGCGAGGTGGTCGGCGCTGAACAGGCCGAGGCCCAGCCGCAGGCAGAGGCCCCGGCATCGACGGCCGAACCGGAGGGCGAGTTTTGAGCGCCTACTACAACGAGTTCGACCCCCAAGCCGCGCATTGGCTGCGGAACCTGATCGCAAAAAACCTGATCCCTCGAGGCGAAGTAGATGAACGAAGCATTGCCGATGTGCACCCCGACGACCTGCGCGGATTCACCCAGTGCCACTTCTTCGCCGGCATCGGCGGCTGGGCCCTCGCAGCCCGACTTGCTGGATGGCCAGACGACCGCGAGCTCTGGACCGGGTCCTGCCCGTGCCAGCCGTTCTCGGTCGCCGGCAAAGGCAAAGCCCAGGATGACGATCGGCACCTCTGGCCCCACCAGTTTCGACTCATCCGTGCCCGACGGCCCGCTGTCTGGCTGGGAGAGCAGGTTGCGGCGGCGGTTGGCAAGGACTGGCTCGACGGAGTGTGTGCTGACATGGAAGGCATCGACTACGCCTGCGGGGCGGTCGTTGTCCCGGCTTGTGCCGTCGACGCGCCCCACCGACGTGATCGTCTCTGGATCGCCGCACGAGCCGTCGCTGTGGGTGACAGCATCAGCGCGCGACTGGAAGGACACGCCGGGAATGACAACGACCCGCCCGGACGGCCGCAGCCGGATCGATCAGTTGCCGCGGCAGGTAGCAGCAGCATCGTGGCCGACGCCGACGCCGACGGCGAGCCTGGCGGACAAGGGCGTTCGGTCGACGGAGGGTGCGATCAGGGAAGCGATGCGCAGCCACGGCCAGGATCTTTCGGCGGTGGCACAGGCTTCGATGGCGCTGTACCCGACACCGAGGGCTTCGGCCAACGAGAACAGGACGACCCGGATCCCTCCGTCACAGCTGGACGGCAGGCACGGCCTGTACCTGTCGAGCGTGGCCATTGGGATGGAGCCGGGTGGGTCATCGGCCACGACGGAAAAGCCCGGCGCGTTGAACCCAGCATTCGTCTGCTGGCTCATGGGGTTTCCGGCCGCATGGCTGTTGTGCGCCCCGGATTCGAAGGCCGCACCGAGGACCCGGAAGCGCTCCACTACTACAGCCGCAAATTCGCCCTGAGCGCCTTCGGCAACGCCATCGTGCCGCAGGTTGCGGTCGAGGTGATCGGCGCCTTCATGGATACCTACCCGGACCCGGCCAACGATAACCACCCCGTCGCCGAGGCCACCGCATGAACATCGACGGTCTCGACCTGCGTATCGGTGGCTGCCTGGAGGCGCTGCGCGCCATGCCTGACTGCAGCGTCCACTGCGTGGTTACCTCGCCTCCATACTTCGGCCTGCGCGACTACGGAGTGAAAGGGCAGATTGGCCTGGAGCCGACGCCTGAGGAGTTCGTGCAGGCGCTCGTGGAAGTGTTCCGCGAGGTCCGCCGCGTGCTGCGAAACGACGGCACGCTGTGGCTGAACCTGGGGGACAGCTACGCCACCGGCACAAAATGGGGTGACTCAACAGGCGGTAAGGCAGCGGCAGGGCTGCACGGCCACGGCGGCGGCGGGCGCAATAAGACAAGGCCAGGCCTGCCTGACAAGAACCTCATCGGCATTCCGTGGCGCGTCGCATTCGCGCTGCAGGCTGATGGCTGGTACCTGCGCCAGGACATTATCTGGAGCAAATCCAACCCGATGCCGGAGAGCGTCAAGGATCGCTGCACCAGGTCTCACGAGTACCTGTTCCTGCTGAGCAAGCGGCCGAAATACTTCTTCGACCACGAGGCCATCAAGGAGCCTGCACAGGAATGGCACGGCCGCGCCGGAACCTTCGATCGCAGCGGTAACCAGGTCGCCGACCACGTTCTGCCGGGACAGGCCGCGGCCCAACACCGTCCTCGGCCGTCGAAGAAGCGCGGCGAATTCAATGGAAAGACCGAGGCCATGGCCGATAGTGGCCGCAATGCCTTCCGTGCTGTCACCCCGACCAGGAGCAAGCGCGGCGTGTGGACCGTTCCGGTGCGTGCTTTCAAGGGCGCGCACTTCGCCACATTCCCGCCCGACCTGATCGAGCCATGCATCCTGGCCGGGTCCCCCGCGGGCGGCGTCGTGCTTGACCCCTTCGGCGGCAGCGGGACGACCGCTGGAGTGGCGATCGCGCACGGCCGCAAGGCGATCATTTGCGAACTGAACCCGGAGTACGCCGCGCTGGTGCCAACCCGCGTGCAGTGGGTGATCGACTGGAACAAGCGCCGACGGCCGGCCAACGACGACCGCCAGCTCGACTGGGTTCGGGAGGCTACCGCATGAGCCAGACCCGCCTCGGGTCGGTGGCTGAAACCGTCCTGGGCACCGCGATTGGCTTCGCGGTGTCCTGGGCGGCGACGCCCCTGATCCTCGCCATGTTCGGCTACCGCGCCGGCGCCGGTACCGCGTTCGGCATCACCGCTGTCTACACCATCCTGTCTCTGCTGCGCGGCTACTTCGTCCGCCGGCTGTTCAACCGCCTCAACGGCAAGGGAGCTGTATGAGCTGGAGCCCCCAGCAAGAGGCCGCCATCAAGGCGGTCAACGCGTGGCTGCGCGACCCGAAGGGCCCCCAGGTGTTCCGCCTGTTCGGCTTCGCCGGTACCGGCAAGACCACACTGGCCAAGGCCATGGCCGAGGGCGTGAAGGGAGACGTGCTGTACGCATGCTTCACCGGCAAGGCCGCCTTGGTACTGCGGAAGAAAGGCTGCGTCGGCGCCAGCACCATCCACTCCCTGATCTACAAGCCGATCGAGGACGAGGATACCGGCATCACCAAATTCGTGATCAACCACGACAGCCCTGCCGCGCGCGCAGGCCTGCTGATCATCGACGAGGTGTCGATGGTGGGCGAGGAGCTGGCCCGGGACCTGCTGTCCTACAGAACCCGCGTGCTGGTGCTGGGCGATCCCGCGCAGCTGCCACCGGTCAAGGGCGAGGGCTTCTTCATCAACGCCGAGCCCGACGTCATGCTGACCGAGGTGCACCGCCAGGCCGCCGACAACCCGATCATCCGCATGAGCATGGATGTCCGCGAGGGCAGGCAGCTGCAGCTCGGCTCCTACGGCGACAGCCAGGTGATCCGCCGCCGCGACGTCGGCAAGGATTCCATGCGCGACCTGGTGGTGGCCGCCGACCAGCTGCTGTGCGGCATGAACAAGACCCGGCAGACATTCAACGCCCGCATGCGTGAGATCCGCGGACACCAGGGCCTCGCCGCGCAGCACCACCCCGTCGCCGGCGAGCGCCTGGTCTGCCTGAAAAACAACCGCGACCTCGGCCTGCTCAACGGTGGCCTGTGGGAGGTGACCAAGGTGACCGCGCGCCACAGCCTGATCGAGATCGGCGCGAAGTCGCTGGACGAGCCGAACCTGCCGCACATCGAGACCAAGGTGCCGCACGAGTTCTTCAACGGCACCGAGAAGTCGCTCGACTGGCGCGACCTGAAACGGGTGGACCAGTTCACCTACGGCTACGCGCTGACGGTACACAAGAGCCAGGGCTCGGCCTGGGACAAGGTTCTGCTGTTCGATGAATCGCACGTGTTCCGCGAGGACCGCGCCAAGCACCTCTACACCGGCATCACCCGTGCCGCCGAACGCATCACGGTGGTCGTATGAGCAGCCACGGGAGGAAGCACGACGAGCTCGCCAACGACCTGGCCGCGCATCTGCGCGGCTACGCGCGGCCGGCGATGATCTGGACCGATATGCAGCTGGGCCCCGCGGGCTCGGCACGGCCGGACGTCTACAGCATCGAGCCAACCTACAGCCGCTTCATTGCCGCGGCCTACGAGGTGAAGATCAGCCGCGCAGACTTCCTGTCCGACGTCACAAGCGGCAAGGCACTTCGCTATCTAGAGTTCGCCGGAAGCTTGGTGTACGCCACGCCCAAGGGCATGGTCCGCAAGGATGAGATCCCCCACGGCTGCGGCCTGATCGAGCGCAGCGACACGGGCTGGCGCTACGCCAAGAAGCCCAAGGTCAACCCAGTGCAGAACCTGCCGCGCGACGCCTGGATGAAGCTGCTGATCGACGGCGTTCACCGATGCCAGATGCTCGCCAGGGATCCGCAGGCGCGCCAGGCGAACCCGTGGAAGCAGGAGGAACTGGCCCGCAAAATGCTGGGCGATGAGCTGGCGAAAATGATGCGCGACCGCCAGTGGGCCAAGCACAGCCTGCAACAGGAAGTCGAGCAGCTGCAGCGGGAGCGCGCCTCGACCGCGGAGGCACGCAACGCCGAGCGCCAGCGGCAGATCGGGGCCGCTAACGCCGAGCTGGCCAACATCCGGGCGCTGATCGCCGCGGAGGCACGGGGCCTGGGCCTGCCGGAAGACGCCACCTCCTACGACGTGCGCCAGGCGCTGCAGCGCATGCGCCCCGACGCCGATCGCCAGGCGCTGATCGGCGCGGCCAGGACACTGCGCCGGCACGCGGAATGGCAGCTGCGCGAGGCCGAGGAGATGGAGGCCGCATTCTGCCAGGACGAGGAGCCATCAACATGAGCCAGGACCTCGAGCAACAGGCCCCGGAGCTGTTCGCCCTCGCGCGGCAGCTCCGCGAACGGGACCCGCAGCAGGGTGCGGTGCGGCTGCGCTGCATCCGGGTCGGCGTGGATGAGAATGGCGACGGCGGCCAGGTGATTGCCGGCGCCATCCCCGACGACCTGCGCCGCGGCGAGATCGAGATCGACTACACCACCAGGCTGACCCCGCAGGAAAAGGCGCGCCAGCAGACCAGCACCACGACTCTGCCGCCACCGCGATACCGCGGGCGCACCCGATGACCTGCCGCGTCTGTGAGAAGATCCGGCGCGGGCTCGGCATCGGTGGCTGGCGACGGCCGACGCCGAAGCAACCGCCGCCCTATGGGGCCCAGCCCAGCCCGCCACCACCACCGAGGAAACCCGATCGATGACAACCGGCAGCAACCTGATGAAGCGCGCCTGGAAGGCCGTGGGCGCGCTGCCCTATGTCCGCCTGTTCCGGAACAACGTCGCCCTGGCCTGGGTCAGCAACGCGAAACCGATCAAGGTCACCGGACGGCCGAGGTCCGTCACCCTGCAGCCCGGCGACGTGGTGCTGCGTGGCGCCCGCCCACTGCACGCCGGTCTCATCGCCGGATCCGGCGACCACATCGGCTGGACCTCGCGCACCATCCAGCCCGAGGACGTCGGCAAGACCTGGGCGATCTTCACCTCCGCCGAGGAAAAGGACGGTACCGGCCGACTCGAGCCGGAGCAGCGGATCTGGATGGAAAACGTCCGCAAGGCAGGCGGAATCGCAGGTGTCGTCCGGTCGGAACAGGATATGATCGACCTGGTGCACAGTGAACCGGGGAATCACGGGAAGTAGCGGGAACAACCGGGAGTTGCAAACCGGAATCCCATTCCTATAAGATCGGCGTGCACCCATCCGAGTTTCACGCCGTGTCCACCAGCACTACCGAGGCGCCCAGCGCCGATCAGATCCGCGACGCCCGCAGCAATGCGGGCCTCACCCAGGCCGAAGCGGCCGCCATGGTCTACGCTAGCGACCGCGCTTGGCGTTACTGGGAATCCGGGGTCAACACGATGCCGGTGAGTCTGTGGGAGCTGTTCCAGTTGAAGGTCGACCAGCGCGCTGAGGCTGGCCAATGAGCGCCCAACCCCGCATCGACGTCGAATCCCTGAAAAACCAGATCGACCTCGAGGACGTCATCCGCGCCTGCGGCGTCGACCTGAAAAGGCAGGGAACCGAATACAGCGCGCTGTGCCCGTTCCACAACGAGCGGACACCATCGTTCAAGGTCACCCCGAAAACCCAGCTCTACTACTGCGCCGGCTGCGGCGCCGGCGGCGACAGCCTCCGCTTCATCATGGAATACGAGGGCCTCGGATTTCGTGACGCGGCGCGCCGACTGGCGGAGATCAGCGGCGGCATCCTGCCGGCCAACGACAACGCGCCGGTGCAGCGGGCTTCGCGTCGCGTCACGGAACAGCCGAAGTGGATTAAGACCACCGCGCCCGACAACGCGCCACCAGCACCGACGACACTGCGGATCCAGCGCAACGGCGAATGGAGCGACACCGCCGTGGTCGCCGCCTGGGCCTACCGAAACCGCGCCGGCGAGCTGCTCGGCTACACCTGCCGCGTGGAGTTCGCCAAGCCCGATGGCAGCACTGGCAAGGACGTCATCCCGGTGACGTGGCAGACCAACACCGATGGCGGCGAGAGCCGCTGGCGCCAGGGTGCGCTCGAGGAGCCGCGGGCACTGTACGGCGCTGAGCTGCTGGACCAGCACCCGAATGCCAACGTGATCCTGGTCGAGGGCGAGAAGGCGGCCGATGCCGCACGCCGAATGCTCGCCGGTCGGTCCTACCTGGTGCTGACCTGGCCGGGCGGTTGCAAGGCCGTCGACAAGGCGGATTGGGCGCTGCTGGCCGGCCGCAAGGTCGTCGGCTGGCCGGACTGCGACAGCCAGCGGGACCGCGACGGGAACATGCGGCCCTACCTGGAACAGCCCGGCATGCTCGCCATGCTGCGCATCGCCGATCGGCTGGCGGAACACGGCGCCGAGATGCGCGTGGTGGCCGTCGATCAGCCCGACACCATCGCCGACGGCTGGGATCTCGCTGACGGCGAGGCCGACGGCTGGGACGGCGAAAAGGTGCTGGCCGAGATCAAGGCCAGGATCGCCACACCAGCGGACCTGCGCGAACGCCATGCCGAACCACAGGCCGAAGAACAGCCGCCGGCGCCAGTGGACGAGGACGTGCCGCCGTTCGAGCCCAGCAGCAGCGAACCGCCGGCGCCGCGCAAGAAAGCCGATAAACCGGAGCGCCCGCGCCCGCCGCGCGACGTGAAGTTCGACGCCGGCCCGGTGCGGGCGCTGGGCTACGACCGCGGCCGCTACTTCTACCTCAGCGGCAAGCAGCGCCAGGTGCACGACTACACCGCACAGTCGCACGGCCCAACCGGCCTGATGCAGCTGGCGCCGCTGGTGTATTGGCAGGACACCTTCGCCTACGGCGACAAGATGAAGTCCGAACACTGGCAGGCAGCCACGGACGCGCTGATGCGCCAGTGCGAGCGCGAGGGCATCTTCGACACCTCGATCATCCGCGGCCGCGGCTGCTGGATCGACGAAAAGCGCCTGGTACTGAACCTGGGCAACCGCGTGATCCTCGATGGCGAGGAGAGCCGGGTCGAGGAGGTCGACAGCGAGTTCATCTACGAGGCCGGCGCCCGTCTGCGTGGCCCCGCCGCCGAGCCGCTGCCGGTGGACCAGGCCCGCCGGGTGATCGATATCGCCAAGCGCTTCAACTGGGAAATGCCGGCGTCATCCGCGCTGCTGGCCGGCTGGATCGTGCTGGCGCCGCTGTGCGGCGCGCTGCGCTGGCGCCCGCATGTGTGGTTGAGCGGCGGCACCGGCACCGGCAAGACCACCATCCTCAATGAATTCGTAGCGCCGCTGATGGCCGGCATGGAGCTGCAGGTCCAGGGCAACAGCACCGAGGCCGGCATCCGCCAGACCCTGCGCGCCGATGCCCGGCCGGTGCTGTTCGACGAGAGCGAGCAGAACGACGAGCGCGAGGAAAACCGCGTCCAGAACATCCTGTCGCTGATCCGGCAATCATCGAGCGAGAGCCAGTCCCGCACCCTCAAGGGCACCACGACCGGCAAGCACCTGGAATTCCACATCCGGTCCATGTTCTGCCTCGCCTCGATCCAGGTCGGCATCAAGCGCCAAGCCGACCACACCCGCATCAGCATCCTGAGCCTGTACGGCAATGCGCAGGTGTCGGCCGACCAGCTCGAGGTGCACCAGGCGAAGTGGCTGGAGACCGAAAGCATGCTGGCGGAGCTGCGCGACGACGCGGAGTTCGCCGGCCGCCTGCTGGCCCGCAGCATCGCCATGTACGACACCATCCGCGAGAACATGCGGACCCTGGTGCGCGTGGCCGCCCGCGAGTTCAGGTCGCAGCGTCTCGGCGATCAGTACGGCACGATGCTGGCCGGCACCGCGACCCTGTTCTACGACCACCCCATCAGCGAGGAGGGCGCGCTCAAACTGATCCGCATGTTCGACTGGAGCACGTTCCACGAGGCGGCGCACGAGGATGAATCCGCCGACGCCATGACCGCCATCATGCAGATCGAGCACCGCATGGAGCTGGAGCGCGGATCGACCACGCTGACCACCGGCGAGCTGGTGAGCATCGTGTTCAACAAGAATTCGAAGAACGGGGTGTGGCCGGCCGAGGCAGGCGCGGCGCTGGGGCGTCTCGGCCTCAAGGTGAAGCCCGGCATCGTCGGGAGGGACGCCGGCCTGCTGGTGGCCAACAAGAGCGAGAAGCTGACCAAGGCCCTGCGCGGCGCGCCATGGGCGGCGGACTGGCGGTCCTACCTGCGGCGCCTGCCCGGGGCGAAGCCGCACAACATGCCGATCACTTTCTGTCAGGGTTTCAGTGCCAGGGCTACGTTCGTGCCGATCGACCAGGTGCTCAGGGCCGAGGAGGAATAGCATCACCGGTGGAACGCTGTTTCCCGGTGAGGGCGTTCCACAGTTGGTATATCCGGATATACTGAGCCCACACCAACACCACGGACTCGCCATCATGACCATCCGCCTCCAGACCGTTGAAGAAGTCGCCGCCGCCGAAGTCGCTCGCGGCTTCACCCCGGACTACGTCGCCAGCGTCTACCGCTCCAACGCCGCCGACATGCGCGACCGCGCTGAACGGATCCGCCGCAAGGGCGAGGGCAGCAAGGTGGCTGGCTACACGCTGGAAATGTGCCTCACCTCGACCGAGCGCGCCGAGCACCGCGCAGTCGCCGTACCGGACGCGATGCGCGCGGTGCTGAAAGCTGAAATGAATCAGCTGGAACTGATGATGCTGGACGAAGACGCATTCGGCGACTCCGCAGCATCCCGCCGTTACTCTGAAATTGAAGCGATTCTGGAATCGCACAATAACTGACCACCACCGCATGATCTCAAGCCCATGCACCTGCCAGCCGGGTGCATGAACGGGCGATCCGACCCGACTACCGAGGCATCACCATGTTCCGTCGCACATCTGCCCGCATCATGTCCAGCGTTGCCGTGCTCTTGTCCATCCTCGGCCTTCCGCCGACCGCTGCCGCCCATTTCGACGGGAGCAGCCGCAGCGTCCGCGCGCGCTCCATGGCTCGCTACAGCTACCACAAGCCGCACCAGGGTCGGCGCGAGATCGAACGCCGCCGTCAGCAGGTCGAGCGCGGCGTGCTCCACACCAACTGACCGCTGCACCGCCCGGGCAACCGGGCCACTTCCCATCCCATCGAGAAAGGACATGACCCACCATCACGACAACGACCCCTCAAGCCCGGTCGCCAGCGTCTACGACGCGATGGGTGACCGCCCGTCGCGGGCGAAAACCGCCGCCTATAAGCTCACCGAGAAACCGGGCTACTCGCTGGGCCGCACCAGCTTCCTGATCACCAGCGGTGGCGGCATCGTCGAGGCGCAGATCAACGGCGGGCAGTACAAGGCGCTGGCGGAGCATGCCTGCGCCATCATGAACGGGCAGTCCGAACCCCCCGAGGCCGTCCGCGAGGCAGTCCATGCGGCCGTGGCCGAGGCGCTGGGCGAGGCCCTCGACTGCACCAGGACGTGGTCGGCGTGGGGCGCCGGCACCATGGGCCCGGACGACTTCGAACTGGTGGCCGAGGACGGTGAGCGCGTGGCCGAGATCGCCGACGCCGCGATCGCCGCCTACATCAAGGCGGTCAGCCATGGCTAAGCGGACCCGGAAAACGCGCGCGGCTGAGCTGCTGCGCAAGCTCGAACAAGGCCCAAGCATCGGAACGATTGGAAGAATGGGTGTCACCAAGGAAGAAGCCGAAGCTGATGCGAAGCTGTGGCTTCGAACCTGGATCATCCCCGAGGTCAAGGCCTTGATCCCTGAATTGAAGGAGGTGAAGCCATGACCGCCGTCACCAACCAGCTGGCCGCCGCGCTGCAGCTGCTGCTGGAACGGAACGACCATCCGCCGAAGCGCAACTGCAGCTGCCACATCACCCCGCCGTGCGGCGACTGCGTGGAGTGGGGCGGTCTGCGCGAGGCGATCGAGGAAGCCGAGGCGGCGCTGTCTGCGCACAGCCAGGCGGAAACGGAAAATTACGCTCCCCCGCATCCGTGCCAGGCCGGGAAGCCGCCGTCCTGCTGGTACTGCGATAGTGAAGCCATGCCGGTCAAAGGCGACGAGTGGGATACGCTGCAGCGGGAGTGGTGCATCGACGGCATGCCCGCCGACAAGCAGCGCCTGGCCCGTGCTGCATTCGTGGCCGGTGCTGCTGGTGCCGTCAGCGGCCAGGTGATGGTCAACATGGGCGACAGCGAGGCCGAGTACATCCGGGCAAATGATGAGGAAGCCGCCCTCGCCGCCCGCCAGCCGGTGGGGGAGCCGGTGGCCGTCGTCGGCGCCGACTTCGGCCTGTTCTGGATCGGCTCCGGTCCGATTGCTCCGCTGGTGGAGCGGAACGGCCTACGTCCTGGCTCCAAGCTCTACGCCGCCCCGACCGCGCAGGCCGTGGACCAGCAGTACGTCGACGCCGCGCTGCACTACGGTGCGCACGCCAATCGCATGCGCCTGGTGCTGAAAAACGCCCGGGCCTGCATCGAGGCCTGGAGCCATCCGGCCATCATCGAGCATTCCAAGCGCAAGATCCTGGGCCAGATCGATGAGGTGCTTGACGCCTACGCCAAGCGCGAGCCGCTGCCGGAGGTGGCGACCGGACAGACCTGGCAGCTGCAGCTGGCCGACGCGCTGGACTGCGCGTGGAATCCAGCGATCCAGGCGGAGCGTGATGGGCTCGGTACCGGCTCGGCTCTGGCCCGCGGACTGGCCGCGGTAGCGCAGCGGCTGCGGGAGCATGCGGCCGGGGAGGTGACGCCGTGAGCATTGCCGAGATCAGGAAAGAGCACGGCGTGCCTGCTAAGGCCGGGATGACCGTCGTGGTCAAGACCGGGGAGCATGCAGGCGAGTGTGCGGTGATCCTTGGGGAGGACAGCGCCCTCAAGGGCTACCTGAAAATACGCGACGCCTCCGGGCGTAGGAAACTTCTGTGGTGGTGCCGTGCTCACCCAGCGAGCTTGGAGTACCCGAAAAATGGCTGACCCAACCTGCTACTGCTGTCCGCACTGCGATGAGCTGTTCATCGACGGCGACGAGTTCTTTGAGCACGCCAGCATCTGCCAGTTCGACACCGAGGCGCAGCTCGAACACCACGGTCTTCCGATCATCGCACCGCCGGACCCGCTGGGCGAGGTGGCGCAGTGATCACCAACTTCTACAACGAGGTAATCGCGCTGCTGGTCGCCCTGGTGATCCTGGGCGCCGGCTGCGGGCTGTGGCTGATGGTCATGGCCGCGGCCAACACAGCGCGCGCTGCATGGCGTTGGGTCTGCTGGTTGCTGCGAGGGGCATGCCGTGGATAAGGCGCAACTGCAGATCCTGCAACACTCGCTCGGCCTGGACGAGCATGGGCGCGGCCAGAGCTACCGAAACCGCTTCGTCACCGGCGAGGGCAGCAGAGACCACCCGCACTGCATGGCCCTGGTCGAGCAGGGCCTGATGACCAGGCGCGTCGGCTTCGCGCTGGCTGGCGAAGACGACCTGTTCATGGTCACCGACGCCGGCCGGGCAGCGGTGCAGGAGCACAGCCCGCCGCCTCCGAAACTGACCAGGTCGCAACAGCGATACCAGCAGTTCCTGCGCTACGACGGCGGCGTCACATTCGGCGAGTGGCTGCGGGGTTGGAGATGACTGAGATCCTGCGACTGGTGCTCACCAGCTTCTGGCCCTTCGCTGCGGCGTGCATCCTGATCCTGGTAACCAGCTTCGGTGTCGCCGCGGTGATATCGGAGATTGCCTCGGCGATCGCCACCATCATCAGGGAGAGCAGAAGGAGGCTCGATCCGTGAAACAGGCCCTCGCCGATCCCTTCATGCTGCTCGGGGCAATCGCCCTGGGCGCCATGATCGTGTGGGAGCTGGTTAAGATCGTGCGCGGTCGCACGCGCAAACCGCATGATGAATAGGCCCGAAGGAGGGCAACAATGAACCTCACGAGACGAGGTTTTCTCAAGCTGCTCGGTGCAGCAGCGGCAGCAGCAGGCGTCAGTATCGCTGGCATCCATGCGATGGACAAGCGGCGTGAGCCCTACGTGGTGGCGGGCGAGAGCGTGAGCCATATCGGCCCAACACCCGGCGGATTTATCGGATCGAAGGTGGTGCATGAGGTTCAGGCCTGGGATGGTGTCGGATACCCGGTGCTTCTGTACAGCGGCATCTATGGAGGCGGTGGCCGCTCGCTGGAGCGGTACTACGACTTCGACCTGGCCGACTTCCGGCGCGAGGTGCCGGATCGTTTCTGGCACAGCCAGCACAACCGGGATCGCTACCCGAACGTGCACACCTACGTGCGCGAGCAGCGGTTCGGCGAGAGCGTGCTTGAGGCCATGCGGAAGCTCAACTTCCGCGGCGTCAAGCCGCCGCCCGGGGCGTTCGCATGATTGGTGGCCAGCCCGCTAACCTGCTGCTGCAGGAAAACACGCCGCCCTGCCACAACCGCCCGCCGTTCGCCGAGGGCAGGTGGCACGATACCGGGCGGAGAAAGGCCAGCGTTCTCGACTCGGTGAACGTGGCCGCGCCAGGCAAGGCCAGGCCAGACTGGCAGCCGGTGATGAAGCTGGTGCTGCGCTGGCACCCTCGCTGGTTCGAGCAGCGCTGCGCCACACACGACGGCGTCGGCATCGGCCCCAACGGCGAGAACTACCCAGCGGCACATGGTTGGGATTGCGCCGGGTGCAGGTGGCGGCCGACCAGGTGAGGCGCGGCCACGTGCGCGCGGTTGACGCCGTGCGCGCGACGGGCCGACAATCGAGGCTCGACCCGCCCATCCACCCAGCCGAGGGCAGCCGCATGCAGAACTGATCGCCGACACAATCACGCGCTGGAATAAAGAAGCCCGGGTCATGCCCGGGCTTTTCCGTGTCAGAACAGCTCGCGTGGATCCGGCACGACGGCCGGCGCCTCGCGCGCGGGCGCGGCGGGCGGCTCGACCTGCCCATCACCGCGCCATGGCTTGTCGAGCGGATTGGGCGCAACCCAGTCGGGATCTATGCCCATGGCCTCGCGGCCGGCATCGTTCAACCTACCGCCGAGCACCAGGCCGGCCAGCTGCAGGCGACGCATCGAGTTCCAGGCGTTGGTATATGCGGTCTCCACAGCGTCGGCGATCTGCTGCACCTCGAAGCGGCGGTCCGGCTGCTTTGCCATCAGGCACAGCACGGCGAAGTCCTGCAACGGGAAGGACCGCGAGAGGATGCGGACGCGAGCGAAGCGGGCGAGGAATTCATCTTCAAAGTTCATAATCTGGATACCTTTGGGGACGGCGCGATCCTCGCACATCCATATCGCCAATTGCAAATGTGGATACCGCACTACGCAGCGAGCGTAGTAGCGACAGGCGTTTGTAGTAGCGGTGTAGTGGCGTCAGCCATTGTGCCGCAAGGGTTTACTACGAAAACTACGGAAACTACCGATCCCCTGACACACCCCCCTATAGAGAAACCACATCAACAAAAGCGAATTACAAACATGGATACCCCATGAAAGAAATAAATAAATTACTGTAGTAAGTGTAGTAAGTGTAGGAGAGGCAAGCAGCACAAGGGTTCCCGGCACTACATCGCTACTACGCCTACTACAACGCCACCGCAAAACCCTTGCGGCGCTTGCGTTCCGGTCGCATCGGGAACAACATCCTCCCCATGGCCTACGTCCAGATCAGCTCCGACGCATCCGTGCTTGCCCACGCCCTCGGCGACTTCACCGGCAAGCAGATCCCCTTCGCCACCGCATCGGCCCTCACCACGCTCGCCTTCCAGGTGCAGCGCGCGGAGAAAACCGAGATGGCCAGAGCAATGGAGCTGCGGAACAAGTTCAGCCAGAGCGGCGTCCAGGTGAACAAGGCCGACAAGGGCGACTGGCCCACGGTCTACGCCGAGGTCGGCATCGAGGAGAAGCGGTCGTACCTGATCGATCACATCACAGGCGGCAAGCGACAGGGCGGCACACACGGCCGAGCGATCCTGGAACAGGAGAACCTGCGCTCGGGATCAGGCCGCGTCCCCACCGGCAAGCGACCTGCAGCGATGATCGCCCGCATCAAGCGTGCCCAGCGCCAGGGCGAACTGAATCGCAGCTTCGGGGCCAGGGGCCAGCGCAAGGACAAGCGGCTGCCCTTCATCTTCCAGGCCCGGAAGTGGGGCAACGAGGTCATCGCACAGCGCACCGGTGAGGAACGCTATCCGCTGCGCATCGTGTACGCCTTCAAGCGGGGGGTCACCATCAAGCGGGAGTTCGAGATGGATCTCATCGCTCAACGTGAGGTGGACCAGGGCTACTACCAGGCATTCGACAAAGCGCTGCGCAGGGCCATCGCCTCGGGCAAGAGCGCGAGCGAGCGTGCTAACAGCGTGTCGCGTGGTGTCGAGATCGGCACCGGTCGCTGACCCAGCAGCACCAGGGCATGGGGTGCATGCCCACCTCCACACCAACAGCAGCGATCGATGCGACGAGGCGAGACGCAGGCGAAGCCATGCGCGAATCCAAGCGAGGCAAGGGAGAGGGGTTGATACGCACAGGTTATCCACAGGCGTGTGAAGAGCGGGTCCTCCCTGGCGATGTCGGATCACGGGGGACGGCGACTGCCCGGCATCGCTATATGCAACGCTGAAAGCGAGTAGGCGCCATTTACAACACGGATAGAACGATGGCGAGCCGAATGCAGGCCCATCAAGCCATCACCGGCGAAAACTGAACGTTCACGGCCGCTGTACGTGGTTGCCATCCCGCGCATTCCCGCGAAACCACCGTGCCATCCGTTGCCGGTGCAGTTGTCAACACCGTAGAATCGTCAACAACACGCACGAGCCCGGCGCGCACCGCTCAATGTCACCCCAGCAAGGAATCAGCCTCCGCGAGTTCGGCCGACAGCTTGGCGTCTCCGGCGAGTACGTCCGCCGCGCCGTGGCCGACGGCAAGATCCCGGCCAGCTGCGTCGGCGAGATCACCCTCCGCTCGGGAAGCAAGCGCCCGGTCATCACCGATCCGGATGCCGCAGCCAAGCACTGGGGTCGCAGCCGTGACGTGACCCAGGTGCGCGACAAGGCGGCGATGTCGGAGGGCGCCAGAAAGGGCTGGGAGCAGCGGCGCGGCAAGACGGCCACGGCGAAGGAGAAGCCACCCGCCCCCCTGACCACGACCCAGCGAAGCCTCGATGACGATGACGAAGTCGATGACGGCACCGGGCTGCCATCGATCGCGCAGAGCAAGCGCCGGACGGAGTTCTACCGATCCGAGGACGCTCGGCTCGACCACGAGGAGCGCGCCGGGAGGCTCGTGGATGCCGAACTGATCAAGGTCAAGTTTGTCGGCATGATCACCACGGCAAAAACCAAACTCCTCGCCGTGCCGACCAAGGCCAAGGGCCGTATCCCGACGCTGACCTTCCGCGACATCGAGATCCTCGAGGACCTGATCAACGAGGCGCTGGTCGAGGTGGCAGATGGACGCTGACGTCCTGGCCGAGGCCATACGCCAGGCCTGGCGCCCGCCGCCGAAACTCACGCTATCGCAGTGGGCGGACCGGCACGCCGTGCTGTCGGCGGAATCGTCCGCCGAGGTCGGCCGCTGGCGCACGATCCCGTACCAGCGCGGGATTATGGACGCAATTACGGACCGCCAGATCGAGACGGTGACCTGCATGAAGTCCGCCCGCGTCGGCTGGACCAAGATCATCAACCACACGGTCGGCTACTACGTCCACTACGACCCGTGCCCGATCATGATCGTGCAGCCGACGATCGGCGACGCCGCGGGCTACTCGAAAGACGAGATCGGCCCGATGATCCGCGACACGCCGGTGCTGCAGCCGCTGTTCCCGGAGACCGGGCGCCGCGAGGCCGGCAACACGATCCTGCACAAGCTGTTCCCCGGCGGCCAGCTCCGCATGGTGGGCGCCGACAGCCCGCGCGGCTTCCGCCGTGTGTCGATGCGCCTGGTGCTGTTCGATGAGGTCGACGGCTACGCGGCCACCGCGGGCGAGGAAGGCGACCAGATCACCCTGGGCAAGCGCCGCGCGGAATTCTTCTTCAATCGCAAGTTCCTGCTCGGCAGCACGCCGACCCTGGACCAGACCAGCCGCATCAAGCGCCAGTTCGAACGCGGCGACATGCGGTACTACCACGTGCCGTGCCCGCACTGCGACGAGCCGCAGGTGCTGAAATGGCAGAACCTGCGCTGGGACAAGGACAAGCCGGAGACCGCGCACTTCGCCTGCGTGCACAACGGCTGCGTGATCGAGTACAAGCACCAGCGCTGGATGGTCGAGGAGGCCGACCGCCGCAACCTCGCCGGCGACAAGCGGTATGGGTTGGTGGCCACCAACCCCAACGCGGAGCCGAGGCACGCCAGCTTCCACATTTGGGCGGCGTATTCATATTCGCCGAACGCCAGCTGGGAGCAGCTGGCCCGGGAGTGGCTGGCCTCGCACAAGAACACCGAGGAACGGAAGTCGTTCATCAACACCGTCCTGGGCGAGACCTACAAGGGCGAGGGCGACGCGCCGGAATGGAAGAAGCTGTACGACCGCCGCGAGCTGTACCTGGTCGGCACCATCCCGTTCGGGGGTGTGCTGCTGGTGGCCGGCGTCGACGTCCAGAAAGACCGCCTCGAGGTCGAGATCGTGGCCTACGGCCGGCGCATGGAGAGCTGGTCGGTCGATTACCGGGTGATCCCGGGCGACACCTCGCAGCTGACCGGCCCGAACAGCCCGTGGCCGAAGCTGGCCGAGATCCTGGACGAGGAATTCACCACCACCGCAGGCGGCCGGGCGCGGATCACGCGCATGGCGATCGACTCCGGCTACAACACCAACACCGTCTACCAGTTCGTGCGCGGCCAGGCCGCCAACCGGGTGATCGCCGTCGACGGCCGCGACAGCTACCAGATGATCATCGGCCAGCCGAAGGCCGTCGAAGTAACCGTGCAGGGTAAACGCAAGGGCCGGAGCGTAAAACTGTGGCCCGTCGGGAGTTCCTTGGTAAAAACGGAGCTTTACGGGTGGTTGAAGCAAGAGAAACCGACCGACGAGAGCGGCGAACAACTTCCCTACGGCTATTGTCATTTCCCCCAGTACGGTGAAGAATACTTCAAACAGCTCACGGCCGAGGAAATCGTGCCGAGGCTGGTCAAGGGCTTCCGGCGGTACCAGTGGGAGAACGTCTACGGTCGAAATGAGGTTTTGGACTGCCGCGGTTACGCCCGCGCAGCCGCCTTCCTCGAAGGTATCGACCGATGGACGGAGGAACAGTGGGCCAGGGCGGAAGCTGACATCGCGCCGGTACCGGAAGCACCAGCCGCGTCGAAGTCTGCACCCTTCAAACCCAAGATCAGCCGCCCGGACGACCCATACCTGTGACCGATTGCTTGACCAAAAAGCTGTGGTTGGCCGAGGCGGAGCTGGCGCTGCATCGCCTGCTGACCGGTACCGCCGAGCAGACCGTGCAATTCGGTCCGAGCAAGTCGGTCACCTACACCCAGGGCAACATCAATCAGCTCAAGGTCTACATCGAGGACCTCAAGAACCAGATCGCTGACTGCGAGGGCATTGAGCGCCCACGCCGCGGCCCCGTCCGGTTCATCTTCTGACTATGAGCCAGATCGCAGCCCGCACCACCGGCGCCGTCCAGATCCTCGACCAATTCGGTCGGCCGATGCGCGCCGATGGCGACACCTCGCATTTCGCCGCCTCGCGCACCGCGCGGGAGCTGGCACGCTGGCAGCCGATGCTGGAGTCGGCCGACACCGAGCTGTTCGGCGAGCGCGAAACCATCGCGGCCCGCAGCTACGACCTGGAACGCAACAACGGCATCGCCGCCGGCGCCATCCGCACCCAGGTGGACAACATCGTCGGTACTGGCCTGCGCCTGTCGGCCAAGCCGGACTACCGTGCGCTGGGCCGGGACAAAGACTGGGCCGACGAGTGGGCCCGCACCACCGAGGCGAAGTGGCGGACCTTCGCCAACAGCCGCGACTTCGATGCGGCACGCCGGCTCAACTTCAACGGCCAGACGGTCGTGATGCTGCGGACCGCGTTCCTGGCTGGTGATGGCGTGGCCCTGGCCCAGTGGCTGCCGGATCGACCCGGCGCGAAGTGGGCGACGGCCTTCCAGCTGGTCGACCCGGCGCGCCTGGGCACCCCAGGCGGGCAGCTTGGTCTCGGCGGAACCGGCAAGATGCGCGACGGCGTCGAGATCAACGACCTCGGCGAAGCCATCGCCTACCACATCCGCAAGTCTCACCCGGGCGACGTCTACCAGCTCGGCGGCGAGGCAGTCCAGTATGAGCGGGTGCCGGCGCGGACGCGCCACGGCCGTCTCCGCGTCATCCACCTGTACGAGCAGCTGCGTGCGGGCCAGACCCGTGGCAAGTCGATCCTCGCCGGCGTGATGGGCGCATTCAAGATGCTGGATCACTACCAGCGGATCGAGCTGCAGACCGTCGTCGTCAACAGCATGATCGCCGCGTTCATTGAGACGCCGCTCAAGGCCGATGAAATCGCGGAACTGTTCGGCACCACCGAGAAATTCATGGATTCCCGCAACAGCTGGGACGTGAAACTCGAGGGCGCCGGCATCATCCCGCTGCACCCGGGCGACAAGCTCAACGCCTTCACGCCGACCCGCCCGAACAGCGCCTACGAGGCGTTCGTGAATGCGGTGCTCCGGTACATCAGCACGGGCCTGAACATGCCCTACGAGCTGCTGATGAAGGATTTCAGCCAGACCAACTACAGCAGCGCCCGCGCGGCACTGCTGGAGGCCTGGCGCTACTTCAACGCCCGCCGCGACTGGCTCGCCACGTACTGGGCCACCCCGGCCTATGAGCTGTGGCTGGAGGAGGCCGTGGCACGCGGCGAGGTCGAGGCCCCGGGCTACTACGACAACCAGGCCGCCTATGCCGCCTGCCGCTGGATCGGCGCCGGCCGCGGCTGGGTTGACCCGATGAAGGAAGCCCAGGCCAGCGGCGAGCGCGTCCGCAACAACGTCTCCACCCTGGAGCGCGAGGCGGCCGAGCAGGGCCTGGACTACGAGGAAGTGCTGGAGCAGCGCGCCCGCGAGGAGCAGTTCGCACGGAAATTGGGCCTTCCGGGCGCCGCAGCGCCGGATTCTGTGACAGAATCTCACAACGTCACCACCCAAGAAGATCCCGACCAGCCACGCGCCCCAGGCGGCGCGCAGGGCGAGGAATGAGCCTATGATCCGCGTGTTTTCCCGCCTCAAGAGCGAGCCCTGGGCCATCACCCGGGAGGCGATGGATTCCATCCTGGATATCGCCGCGCGCGAAAACGAGTCGCCGCAGGCCGTGGCCGCAAAGTTGGGCCGGCCGCTCGAGAACACCTATGACGTCGAGTACCGCGACGGCATCGCCATCCTGAGCGTCACCGGGCCGCTATTCCGTTACGCGAACCTGTTCACCGCGATCAGCGGCGCCACCAGCTACGACCTGCTGGCACGCGACTTCACCAAGGCGCTCAACGACCCGTCGGTCGAGTCGATACTGCTGAACATCGACAGCCCCGGCGGCGAGGCCAGCGGCGTCTCGGAATTCTCCGACATGATCTACGCTGCGCGCGGCAAGAAGCCGGTTGTCGCCTACGTTGGCGGATTCGGTGCCAGCGCCGCGTACTGGATCGCCTCGGCGGCCGAGCGCGTCATCGTCGACGACACCGCAATGCTCGGCAGCATCGGCGTGGTTCTCGGCATCGAGGACAGCCGCGAGCGCGACACCAAGAACGGCATCAAGCGCATGGAAATCGTCAGCGCGCAGTCGCCGTTCAAGCGCGTGGATCCGGCCACCGAGGAGGGCCAGAGCCGCCTGCAGGGCCGCGTCGATGCGCTGGCCGAGGTGTTCGTCGGCAAGGTGGCGCGAAACCGCGGCAAGGACGTGGAAACCGTACTCAAGGAATTCGGCCAGGGCGACGTGTTTGTCGGCCAGGCCGCTGTGAACGCTGGCCTCGCCGATCGCGTCGGCAGCTACGAGGGCGTCATCTCGGAGCTGCGGTCGACGACCAATGGCAGGGCTGGTGCAATCGCCGCCGCCGGCGGCAATAACGAGGAGATCGCCATGGGCGAGAACAACGGCGCGCCGGCTGCCGATACCAAGCCGAGCACACTGACCACCGCCCAGGTGGGCGAGCAACACCCGCAGGCCGCCGCGGATCTCCGCGCCGAGGGCACCAGCGGCGAACGTGCCCGCATCAAGGGCATCCTGGGCAGCGAGGAGGCCGTCGGTCGTGATGACCTGGCCAAGCACCTAGCATTCGACACCGACAGCACCGTCGATGCCGCCGTGGCGATGCTCAAGGTCGCCCCGAAGGCCGCCGCCACTACCGGCTTCGAGAAGCTGGACGCCACCATGCGCGCCGAAGGCAACGCGAACGTCGGTGCGGACAACGACAACGGCGAAAAGAGCGAGGACGAAAAGTCCTACGAAGCTCTGATGGCCGGCGCGCGCGCTGTCGGCGCGGCCAAGTAACCAAGGAGACCTGAGCAATGAACGATCGGGCAAGTTTCAGCAACGAAGGCACCGCCGTGGTGGACAACCTGCACGCCGGCGACTTCCCCATCCGCGGCAAGAAGGTCACCCTGGTGGCCGGCACCTACAAGCGCGGCACCCTGCTGGGTCAGATCACCACCGGCGGCAAGTACACCACCTCGCTGTCGGCCGCGTCCGACGGCAGCCAGGCGCCCAAGGCCATCATGGCCGAGGACCTGGTGCTCGCAGCCGACGCTGACGCGATGGTCTACCTCAGCGGCGACTTCAACCAGAACGCAATGACCTTCGGCACCGGCCACACCGCGGCCTCCGTGTACGAGGCGCTGCGCGACCTCAACATCTACCTGCACAAGCCGGTCGTGGCTTAAGGGGACGGGGAACTATGGATATCTACAGCACAACCACCATCAACCGCGTCGTGCGCGACATGCGGCGCTTCCCCTCGTTCCTGCTGGGCCTGTTCTTCGGCGAGATCGAGGAATCGGAGACCGAGGACATCAAGTTCGACGTCGAGAACAAGCGCCCGCGCATCTCGCCGTTCGTGTCGCCGCTGGTCGAGGGCCAGCTGGTTGAAAGCCAGGGCTACGTGACCAAGACCTTCACTCCGGCCTATGTGAAGGACAAGCGCGTCCACAACCCGAAGCGCGGTTTCCGCCGCACCATCGGTGAAACCATCGGCGGCAACACCACCCCGGGCAATCGCCTGGCGATGGCGCTGTCCGCAGACCTGGCCGACCAGCAGGAGATGCTGACCCGCCGCAAGGAAGTGATGGCTGCCGAGGTCCTGCGCACCGGCAAGGCCACCATCACCGGCGAGAAGTACCCGACCGTGGTCGTCGACTTCGGCCGTGACGCCGCCCTGACCGTCGCCAAGGTGGCCGGCACCAAGTGGGGCGAGGACGGCGTCAGCCCGTACAAGGACGTCGAAGCCTGGTCGCTGCTGGTGCACCAGAAGTCCGGCGTGTACCCGACCGAGGTCGTGATGGACGTGGCTGCCTGGCAGGCCTACCGCGACGACGTCACCCTGGGCAAGCTGCTGGATGTGCGCCGCCTCAACGACGTCGAGATGCTGCGCTACGGCGCCATCATCGAGGCCGGCGGCGTCTACCAGGGCCGCGTCGGCAACCAGACCATCTGGCTGTACAACAACAGCTACGTGGACAACGACGGCAACTCGCAGAACTACCTGCCGGCGGGCTCCGTCATCCTGGGCTCGGCGGGCATCGAGGGCGTCCAGCACCACGGCGCCATCCAGGACATCGAAGCCGGCCTCCAGGCGATGGAGAGCTTCACCAAGAGCTGGGTCGTCAAGGATCCGTCGGTGCGCGTGCTGCTGATGCAGTCGGCCCCGCTGGTCGTTCCCTACCGCCCGAACGCGTCGTTCTACGCGTCGGTCCTGTAAGGAGCAGAAGCCATGAAGGTCACCACCACCATCACCGTTGACTTCAAGGACGACAAGGGCCGCCGCAACCTGGCGCCGGGCGAGCACAACCTGCCCGACGCCATCGCCAAGGCACTGATCGATCGCGGTTTCGCCCAGGCTGCGGGCAAGAGCGCGCCGGCCGCGGCCAGTACCCCGGCCGCGAACCCGCCGCCGCCTCCGCCGCCGGCCCAGTTCGACACCGCGCTGCTGGAAGGCACCGTGCCGGATATCTCCGCCGCGCTGCAGGCCGGCAAGTTCAACGCCGAGCACCTGGATGCGCTGGCGGCGGCGGAGCAGGAGCGCGAAAAGCCGCGCGTCGGCGTGATCGAAGCGATCGCCGAGGCCAAGGAAGCACTGGCCGGTAAGTAACCGATGGGGGCGGCCTCCGGGCCGCCCTCCATCCAGAGGGGATGGCATGCCGCTACCGCAGACCAAATGGGAGCAGACCGTAACCCGCGCCATGCGGACGTGCGTGCGCACGTTCGGCGAGGGCGACGTGGTGGGCGTCGTGTTCACCCACGCCAGCGGCCAGAGCTACCAGGTCAACGGGATATTCGAGGCGACCACCGAGGAAGTGGATCTCGATACCGGCGCGACCGTGTTGAGCAACCGCCCGCAGGTGAGCTTCGCGCTCTCCGACCTGCAGGCCCTGCCGAACGTGGGCGACACCTGCCTCATCCGCAGCGTGATATACCGCGTGGTGCAACCAAATTTTGACGGGCAGGGCACGGTGACGTTGCGCCTGCATGAAGCATGACCCCGCGCCGGCTCATCCGTGAGGCGGTGAAGGCCGCGCTCATCGGCAAGACCATTGCCGGCACCCGGGTGGAAAGCAGCCGCCCGAATCCGTTGTCGCAGCAGCCGCATGCTGCAGGCGGGCTCGACGAGCTGCCGGCCATCATCGTCTACACCCGCAGCACCCGCTCCGAGGTGTTCGACGAGTCGCCGCGCCGGTACCGCCACGAGGCGGAGCTGGTGGTCGAGTGCGCATGCGAGATCAAGCCAGGTCAGGCCCTGGACGACCAGCTCGACGAGTTCGAGGAGCAGGTAGTCGAGGCGCTGCTGCTGGATGACACCCTGAATGGGACCGCCGACGACCTGGTGCTCACCGGATCGACAAACACCATCGACGGAGGCGGCAACAAGCTGCTCGGAGCGGTTATCATCTCCCTGCAGGCCACCTTCTACACCTACGCGCCAGCTCAGGGCGGTGGCGGCGAGCTGGAACTGCCGGACCTGGAACACGTGCACACCGAGTACAACCTGGACGGCAAACAGCCGGACACGCGCGACCGCGCACAAACCGACATCGAGGGATTTCAACAATGAGCGAGCAGAAGTTTCTGCGGCCGGCCGATGGCGTGAAGGTTCGCCGTCCAGACGGTGGTCACCTCGCCGAGGCAGGCGAGAACGTCGAGATGGACAACTACTGGCGGCGCCGGCTGACCCAGGGCGACGTGGTCGAAGTCAAGCCCGCGGCCGATGCCGTGGTGGCGCGTGCGGCTGATACCAGCCGTGGCAAGGTCAACCGGGAGTAACCGACAATGGCAATCAGCTTCAACAAGATCCCGGCGAACATGCGCGTTCCCGGCGTCTACAGCGAAATCGACAACAGCCAGGCCGTCAGCGGCGTGCAGATGCTGCAGTACCGCATCCTGCTGCTCGGCCAGATCCTGGCCTCCGGCATCGCCGAGGCGCTGGTCCCGGTGCGCATCACCAGCGTGAACCAGGCCCAGCAGCTGTTCGGCGTCGGTTCGATGCTGGCCATCATGGCCGAGGCCGCCCTGGCGTCCAACAGCTTCACTGAAATGTGGGCCCAGCCGATCGAGGACAACTCCGCCGGCGCAGCCGCTGTCGGTTCGCTGACCTTCGGCGGTGCTCCGACCACCTCGGGCACCATCAGCGTCTACATCGGCGGCAAGCGCGTCCAGATCGGCGCCACCAGCTCCGACACCCCGACGTCGCTGGCGACTGCACTGGCCGCGGCGATCAACTCCAACAACGCGCTGCCGGTGACCGCCGCAGTCGACGGCACCACCGCCAGCAAGGTGAACATCACTGCGCGCAACAAGGGCGAGGCGGGCAACGGCATCGACGTGCGTGTGAACTACTACGGCGAGTCGCTGCCGAACGGCCTGACCGCGACCATCGTGGAGCCGACTGGCGGTACCGGCAACCCGGACATCACCGACGCGCTGACCGCCCTCGGCGATGAGTGGTTCCAGGTGATCGCCATGCCGTACACCGACGCCGCGAACCTGGCCGTGCTCGAATCCGAGCTGGACAGCCGCTTCGGCCCGCTGCGCGAGATCGAGGGCCACGCTTTCGCCGCCGCTAATGGCACCCACGGCACCCTGGGCACCCTGGGCGACAGCCGCAACTCGCCGCACGTGACCATCGTGGCCGCTGCCGCCGAGCCGATGCCGCCCTATGCGAAGGCCGCGGAAACCGCGGCGATCGCGGCGTACTACGCCAGCATCGACCCGGCGCGCCCGCTGCAGACCCTGGCCTACACCTACTGCCTGGCGCCGGCCGAGAACGATCGCTTCACCCTCGAGGAGCGCAACCTGCTGCTGTTCGACGGCATCGCCACCACCACGGTGAACGCCAGCGGTGTGATGCAGATCGAGCGCATGGTGACCACCTACAAGACCAACGCGGCCGGCGGCAACGACACGTCCTACCTGGACGTGGAGACCCTGTTCACGCTGATGACCATCCGCCATGACTGGCGCGACTACATCAAGCGCAAGTACCCGCGCCACAAGCTCGCCAACGACGGTACCCGCTTCGGGCCCGGCCAGGCCGTGGCAACGCCGAACCTGTTCAAGGCCGAGGCTGTGGCGAAGTTCCGTGAGTGGGAGGAGATCGGCCTGGTCGAAAACTTCGATCAGTTCAAGCGCGACCTGATCGTGGAGCGCAACCCGAGCGACCCCAACCGCCTCGACGTGCTGCTGCCGCCCGACGTCATCAACGGGCTGCGCGTGGTCGCCAACAAGATCGCGTTCCGGCTGTAAGCCGGGACGCCAAACCAGGAGAATCGGAACATGGCAGGCAAGCGAGTTGGCGGCATCATCGAGCTCAAGATCGATGGCAAGATCCAGAGCGCCAAGGGCAACTTCACCTACAACCTCGGCCGCCCCTTGCGCGAATCCGTGATCGGTGCCGACACCGTTCACGGCTACAAGGAAACCCCGCAGGCGGCCTTCATCGAGGGCGAAATCACCGACCGCGAGGACCTGAGCCTCGAGGAGCTGGTCACCACCACGGACGCAACGGTCTACCTGCGCCTGGCGAACACCAAGGTGATCGTGCTGCGCAACGCGTGGTTCGCGGGCGAGGGCACCGGCAACACCGAGGAGGGCAATATCGCCGTCCGTTTCGAAGGCATGAGCGGCGAGGAGGTCGCTTAATCCATGACAAAGCACGTCACTTACAAACTCAAGCACCCCGTCACCCTCGGCAGCGAGACCGTCGAGGAGGTCAAGATCGGCTCCATCAAGGGCAAGCACATGCGATCGCTGCCCGGCGACCCGAAGCTCTACACCATGGGCGTTATCATGGATCTCGCCGGCAAGGTCATGGGTGAATCGGCCGTCCTCCTCGATGAGATGGATTCCGAGGACCTGCTGGAGGTCTGCGGCATTGTGGGGGAGCGGCTGGGCGCTGGCCAGAAGATTGGCGGGGCGTCCTGACGCTACTGGCCGGCGTCTTTCACTTCCAGCCGGACAAGCTGGAACGGATGACCCTCGATGATCTGATGTTCTGGTTCCAGCGGGCGGAGGAGTGGTCCGAATGGCAGCAAAAGAGTTCCCCCTAAGCGTAGTCATTCGGGCCATCGACCGCGTCACTGCGCCGATGCGCGGCATCCAGAATGCCGTGCGTCGGTTCGACCAGCGGATCGGGGCCAGCGCCCGTGGCCTCAGCGAAAAGCTGGGCCTGCCGGCCATGACCGCGGCCACCCAGCGCTTGGGCACCGCCATGGGCGACCTGGGCGCGCGCGCCGGCCGCGTCCTGACCGTCATCGGCGCCATCGGTGCCGGCCTCATCGGCCTCGGCGTGTTCGCGGGCAAGAGCCTGATCGACACCGCATCTACGTTCGAGAAGTACCAGACGGTGCTGGAGACGATCGAGGGCAGCCAGGCCAAGGCCGCCAAGTCGATCCAGTGGGTTTCCGAATTCGCGGCCAAGACCCCCTACGAGCTGGACGAGGTGATGGACAGCTTCGTCAAGCTGCGCGCCTACGGCATCGACCCGACCAACGGCACGCTGCGCGTGCTGGGCGACACCTCGGCGGCCATGGGCAAGCCGATCATGCAGGCCGTGGAGGCCATCGCAGACGCGATGACCGGCGAAAACGAGCGCCTCAAGGAATTCGGCATCCGTGCCAGCAAGCAGGGCGACAAGATCGTCTACGAGTACAGCAAGGACGGCAAGACGATGCGCAAGGTTGCCGACGCCAGCAACCGCGCGATGATCCAGGCCACGCTTATGGCGATCTGGAACGATCGCTACAGCGGCGCCATGGACAAGCTTTCGGGCACCTGGGGCGGCATGATGTCGAACCTGTCAGATCAGTGGCAGCGGTTCAAGCTGATGATCATGCAGAGCGGGCCGTTCGAGCAGCTGCGCAAGCGTCTGGCCGGGCTGCTGGAGCGCATCGATGCCATGGCAAAGTCCGGTGAGCTGCAGCGCCTGGCCGAGGCCATTGGCACGTGGCTGGTGGAGAAGTTCGACAAGCTGTGGGCCACCGGCGAGAAGCTGGTGAAAAACTGGGATGATATCCAGGCCAAGGCCAAGCCATTCACCAACGCGATCGAGTTCCTGACTGAGAAGTTCGGCACGATGAACGTGATCATCGGCGTGGTCGCCGGAATCCTGATCGTGACGCTTGTCCCGGCCATCTACGCGACTGCCACAGCCTTCTATGCGCTGGGTGTTGCGATCATGACGACCCCGATCGGCTGGATCGCTGCGGCTATCCTGGTCCTGTCTGCCGCCATCCTCTACTTCAGCCTGCAGATCGAGGACGGCCAGGTGAAGCTGACCAAGTTCGGCAAGGTGTTCTTGTGGCTGGTTGAGCACATGAACATGGTCCTGATCTGGAAGGCGATGTGGGATCACCTGATGGGCACCATCGACCAGGCCAAGGTGGTGTTCAGCCAGCTGTGGGAGAACATCAAAGAGGGCTTCGGAAACGCCATGCAGTCGCTGCGCGACTTCGCCAGCAGCCTATCCAGTATGATCCCCGACTGGGCCAAGAACTTGTTCGGCGGCGGCAGTGCATCGCTGAACGTCACCGGTGGGCAGGCGGCCGCTGCGGCGGCGCCGGCGAAGGCTGCCGCCGTGGGCGCCGCACCGGTCGGTGCAGCTGCTGCTGGTGCCAAGGCCGCGGCCGCGCAGCAGGGCAATGTGCGCGTCCAGGTGGATATGAACGGCCTCCCGCCTGGTGCCCGCGTCACCACCCAGGAGAGCGGCACGCCGCAATTTGAACTGAACCAGGGCTACGCCTTCGGGAGCTGATTGATGAGCTGGTTGGACAGCTACCGCACCGCATCTTTCCGCGGCATCGAATTCAAGGTCGAGGGACACGACGCCGGCTTCGGCCGGCGTCAGGTCACGCACGAATTCCCCGGCCGGGACAAGCCGTTCACCGAGGACCTCGGCCGCCGCGCGCGCGAATTCAGCGTCGACGCCTATGTGCTCGGTGACGACTACGCAACGGATCGTGACCGCCTGATTGCAGCCTGCGAGACAGGCGGCGAGGGCGAGCTGGTGCATCCCTACCTGGGCAACATGCAGGTCGAGTGTACCGGCCTGCGCGTGCGCGAGACGAGCCGAGACGGTCGCATCTGCTACCTGCAGCTCACGTTCGTGGAGGCAGGCGATGCCGCCTTCCCGTCGAGCGAGGCGGATCTGGTCAAGAACATCACCAGCGCGGCCAACGATGCCATGGAGGCGGCGCGCGGCGGCTTCCTGGGCAAGTTCTCGGTGGATGGGTTCCCGTCCTTCGTGGTCGATGCGGCGGCGGGCAAACTGGGAGGCCTGTCCGACCTGATGTCGAACCTGCCGATCAACCCGATGGCGGCCGCGCAGTCGGTGGCCGACTTCTCCCTCAAGGTGAGGTCGCTCAAAACCCAGGCCCTGCGTCTGGTCAACGCGCCGCGCGAGATGGCCAACTCGATCCTTGGCATCATGAGCAGCGTGCGCGAGGTGTTTGGCGGCCGTTCGAACACGGTCCTACGGACCCTGCGGAAGGCATACGAGGCGCCCTACACCGGCCCAACCAATACGCCGAACCGGCAGCAGCAGAAGGCCAACGACGAGGCGTTCTCGGCGCTGATCCGCCAGGCCGCCACGGCCGAGCAGGCGAAGGAAGCTGCCGTAAAGGCCAGCGAGAGCGCCACTGCCGTGGCCGCCGCGCGCGCGGACGAGGCAGATGGCACCACCACCGATGATGCGCCGGGCACCGAGGGCCTCTATCAATCGCGCGATGAGGCCGTTGCCGCCCGAGACGAGATCACCGACACGCTCGACCTCGAGATGGAGGATCCTGGCACGGATCCGGTGGCCTTCCAGGCCTTCGCCAAACTGCGGACGGAGGTGGTGAAGGGTGTCCCGGCGCCAGCCCTCCGGCTGCCCAGCCTCGCCGAGGTAACGCCGCCTGCCACCCTGCCGTCGCTGGTGGTGTCCTACGACTTCTACGAGGATGCCGGCCGTTCGGTGGAGATCGCCAAGCGCAACAAGGCGCCGCACCCGGGTTTCCTGCAGGGTGGCAAGCCGCTCGAGGTGGTGGCCGATGCCTGATGACGTTGTCCAACTACTCGTTGACGGGCGCATCTATGGGGGCTGGACCAGCGCCGGCGTAACGCGTGCCATGGATGCGGCTAGCGGCACGTTCAACCTGTCCGTAACCGACCGCTGGTCGGCCAATTCGCAGCCGTGGCGCATCGTGCCAGGCAATGAGTGCGAGATCCGAATCGGCAGCGACACGGTGATCACCGGCTACGTCGACATGGTGCGTCCGGGTTTCTCCTCGACCGACCATTCCATCGAGGTCCAGGGGCGCGACCGTTCCGCCGATATGATCGACTGCTCGGCGGTGCATAAGCCGGATCAGTGGAAAAAGGTAACGCTGCTGCAGCTGGCCGAAACGCTGGGCAAGCCTTTCGGCGTGAAGGTGAAGGCCGAGACCGACGTTGGGGCCGCACTGGACCTTGTGAAGTTACAGCAGGGCGAGACCGCGCTCGAGGCGCTGAATCGGCACGCCAAGATGCGCAAGGTCCTGGTGATGCCGGACGGCAAGGGAGGCATACTGCTGACGCGTACCGGCGCCAAGCGCGCCGCCACCGACCTGGTGCAGGGCGTCAACATCCTGTCAGCCAGCGGCACTCTGGATTGGTCCGAACGCTACTCCGACTACATCATCAAGGGGCAGTCCGGTTTCAGCGCGGACACCGATAGCGAGGTCGAGGCGCACGCGATCGGCGAGGCCAAGGACGAGGGCGTCACGCGGTACCGGCCGCTGCTGGTGGTCAACGACACCGAGGCCAGCGTATCCAGCGCCAAGGAACGCGCGGCGTGGGAGGCCAACACCCGCATCGGCAAGTCCGGACAGGCCACAATCACCGTGCAGGGCTGGCGGCAGACGCCAGGCGGCGCGCTGTGGGAGCCAAACATGCTGGTGCATGTCATCTCGCCGTGGCTGGGTGTTGAGGGCGAGCTGCTGATCCGCCAGGTCACGTTCAACCGCAGCGGCAGCGGCACCACCACCCAGTTGGATGTGGTCAGCCCGCAGGCCTACGAGGCCGAGCCACCGGATGGCAAGCAGAAGTCCAAGAAAAAGAAGTCCAACGGGAAAAGCAGCTCGGGCGCCTGGGGCGAGGGCGTCGGAGAGGATGTCCGCGAGTGGATGACCAAGATCGGGGGATCCAGTGGCAAATAACGTGACGGACCGTGGCCTGCGTTCAGCGCTGCGGCCGCTGCAGGACAAGCTCGCCATGATGGCAGCCAAGGCCGTGGTGCGGCTGGTCGGCGACACCCAGGGCCGCCAGACCATGCAGGTCGAGATCCTCAAGGACGAGGTGCGCGACGGGGTAGAACGCGTGCAGAACTATGGCATGACCTCGCACCCGCTGCCGGGCTGCGACGCAGTCATCGTCTGCGCGGGCGGTTCGCGCGAACGCTCGATCGCAGTGGTGGTCGACGACCGCCGGTACCGGCTCCTGCTGCATCCCGGCGAGGTTGCCCTGTACGATGACCTCGGGAATGCCGTGAAGCTCTTGCGCGATATGGTCAAAATAGAGGCTGTTCAGCACCTCGAGGCGACGGCGCCCACCACAAAGATCGTGTCTGAGGTTACCATTGAGGGTAGCTTGACCGTGAACGGACCGTCGACGCTGGCCGGTGACATCGCCAGCACCGGCACGATCACCAACAACGGCAAGAACATCGGCAGCACCCACACCCACACCGGCGTCCAGCCGGGCGGCGGATCCACCGGAGTCCCGAACTGATGTCGGATATCGCGCTCAAATTCTCGGACCTCGGCGGCGGCGACCTGCTGCTGGCCGGCCAGGATTTGGCGCGGGACGACGGCCTGGAGAGCGCGGTGCTGGTGTCGCTATTCACTGACCGACGCGCCGCTCTAGACCAGCTGCGGCCAGGCGACAACCGGAATGATCTGCGCGGCTGGTGGGGCGACTACAACCCCGCCGCCGAGGGTGACCGAACCGGCTCGCACCTGTGGCTGCTGGCTCGCGAGAAACAGACCCGGGAAACCCTCGCCAGGGCCCGTCAGTACGCCGAGCAGGCGGTTGCCTGGATGGTCGAGGACAAGGTCGCGCGGCGGGTCGACGTGGGCACTGAGTACGTCCGTATGGGCGTGATCGGGATCGCCATCGATATCTACCGCCCCGATGGTGCCAGGCAGTCCTACCGATACGACTATGAATGGGCGGCCCAGGCCGCAAAGCGAGCGATCTGATGGCGTTCCCGCGCCCGACCCTTACCGAGATCATCGATCGAGTCCTGGCCGACTTGTCGAGCCGCGTTGTTGGCGTCGACGGCGCCGTGCTGCGGCGATCCGTGCTCGGCGTCCTTGGCCGGGCCCTGGCCGGCGCCTCACACGAGCTGCACGGCCGCCTGGACTACATCGCGCGCCAGGTCATCATCGACACGGCCGATGCCGAATACCTCGACCGCTGGGCCAGCGTTTGGGGTGTGCGCCGCAAGGCCGCGGAGTTCGCCATCGGCTCGGTGTCGTTCACTGGCACGCCAGGCGCGGAAATCCCGCTCGGAACGGTGCTGCAGCGCCAGGACGGCGCCCTGTTCCAGGCGACCGACGTCGGCAGGGTGCCGTCCGCTGGGTCCGTGGTGGTGCCGGTTATCGCCAGCGCAGCCGGCGCCGCAGGGAACACTGCCGCCGGCGTGACCCTGACCCTGCAGGGCCCGATCAGCGGCGTCCAGTCGTCTGCCACCGTGGTCACCACCGGCCTGTCAGCTGGCAGCGACGCCGAGGACGACGATGCGCTGCGCGCGCGCCTCCTGACCCGCATCCAGGAGCCGCCGCAGGGCGGCGCCGCGGCCGACTACGTGAACTGGGCCCTCGAGGTGCCGGGCGTCACCCGGGCCTGGGTCTACCCGATGGAAATGGGGCTGGGCACGGTGACGGTCCGTTTCGTGCGCGACGATGATGCCGACGACATCATCCCCGACGCCACCGAGGTGGCTGTGGTGCAGGCATACATCGATGAGCTGCGCCCGGTCACCGCGCGGCTGTTCGTGGTGGCCCCGATCGCCAAGCCGCTGGATATGACGATCCAGATCCAGCCCGCGACCTCGGAAGTTAAGGCCGCTGTCGAGGCCGAGATCCGCGACCTGATCCGACGCGAGGCCGAGCCGGGCGGCACCATCCTGATCAGCCACCTGCGCGAAGCCATCAGCACCGCAGCGGGCGAGCTCGACCACGTAGTGGTCACCCCGGCCGGGAACGTCACGCACGCGATCGGCGAAATCGCCGTGCCCGGCACGATCACCTGGGAGGCGATCCCGTAACCTATGGGCTTCACGGCAGATCAGTACCGAGAGCAACTCAAGGCCCTGCTGCCGCCGGGCCGAGCATTCCCGCGTGAGCGCGGGAACACGCTCGACAGCCTCCTCGACGCCATGGCGCAGGAGCTGGCGCGCCTCGATGCCCGCGCGGATCGGCTCACCGCGGAGGCGGTGCCGTCCACCACGGCGGAGATGTTGAGCGACTGGGAGCGCGTGGCCGGCCTGCCCGACAGCTGCTCGGGGCTGCTGGCCGAGACGCAGCAGGGCCGGCGCAATGACCTGGTGTCGAAGCTGGTCAGCCGCGGCGGGCAGTCGATCGCCTACTTCAAGGCCGTGGCTGCCGCGCTCGGCTTCGAGATCCAGATCGAGGAGTTCCGACCATTCCAGGCAGGATGGTCCGACGCGGGCGATCCGCTGACCAATGGCGACTGGAAGTTCACCTGGCGCGTGCGCGCGCCGACGGTGACTGTGACACCATTCCGAGCAGGCTCCGGCGCCGCTGGCGAGCCGCTGGCGACGTGGGGCAACGCAGGGCTTGAGTGTAGAATCCTCCACTACAAGCCGGCGCACACCCACGTGATCTTCGCCTACGGCGTTGGCGGCGTGCTGCTCCTGGACCAGGACGACGTGTTCCTGGTGGCAACCGACACTGGACTAATGCTGGAGTAGAGATGGCAGAATTGATCGTTGGACGTCGCCTGCGCGAGCTTCCGTTCCCGAGCACCCCGATCGGCGCCGAGGTCTACGGCGAGAAGTTCGGAGAATCCGTGCGCCTCAAGGTGGGCGAGGCTGGTGGCCTGAATACGCTGGGTGATGACGGGAGGGTGCCGCTCGGCCAGATCCCCACCGAGATCGTCTACTTCACCCAGGACGGCGACGGCGCGACCCAGCGCACCACCGCGGAGAAGCTCTCTGACGTGGTCAGCGTGCGCGACTTCGGCGCCAAGGGGAACGGCACTGATGATGACGGGGCGTCGATCATCGGCGCGTTCGATACCGGGAAGCAGATTCACTTCCCCGCCGGAAACTACAAGAACAGCGCTGGCGCGATCAGCCTGCCGTTCAATGGGGTCGCGGTATTTGAGTCCGGCGCCGATATCGCCAACTCTGGCGCAGGCACGTTCTCCAGCTCGGGAACGGTGATCCATTTCGGGCACAACCCGGACAACGCCACCTGGACGGACTACACCGACAAGAAGCATCGCGTGGGCCTGTTCGTCGATCTGAACGGGCATGGCTCTATTGGTTTCGACAACCTCGCAGGCCATGTTGGCGTGCTGGGTGCCGTCAACATCCCCACCGGAGCCATGACCGGCGGTTGGGGTGTCGCGGGCTACGCAAAAACGGTAGCGCCTGGAGGCCCTGCTGTTGCGATCTATGGTGAGGGCAACTGCAAGGCCGACAACACCGTGGTGTGGGGCATCAACACGCGATCCCAGGACCTCGGCTTCGATGCCGCCCAGGTGTGGGGCGCCGAGATCGACGTCAATGTCACCAACGCGGGCAGCACCGCTGTCGGCTGCGATGTGGTCGGCGGATCGACGGTGATGCCCGCGATTTCGATCGCCTATCGAGTCGGCCCCTTGGGCACCTTCGCAAACCCGAAGATCCCGTGGGCGCGAGGCTTCTTCGTCGATGACGCGGCCGCGCTTATCGGGCTCGAGCTGGGCACCGGCCTACTGACCCCGAACGTCGGCTGCCCGCCGATCAAGTTCATGTATCGAGACTCGATCAACAGCCGTCGCAGCGGCGGGGCCATCGCGGTCGATGGTGGTGGCGCGCTCGTGATCGATCAGGACGATGGCAGCTTCATCAAGCTGCGAGGCCGCAGCGCCGGCACCGGTTATGATGTGGTGCAGGTCACCGGCAATCAGCTCGGCTTCTTCGGATCCGCCCCGACCGCCAAGGGCGCCATCACGGGGAGCAGGGGGGGCAACGCCGCGCTGGCATCCCTTCTCACCGCATTGGCGAACAAGGGCCTCATCACCGATTCAACTTCCGCATAAGAGAACAGCATGCGCCAATTCATCATCACCGAACAGCAGCTCGCCGCAACCCTGGCATATTTGGGCGAGCGCCCCTTCCGCGAAGTCGAGCAGGCTGTGTCCGTGCTGCGCAAACTTCCCGAGGTTGCCGCCGAGCGACAGGCGACCTCCGATGCCAACCCGATCGGCATCCAGGCCGCAGCCGCTGCCGAACAGACGGAGTAAACGACCATGCATCGCATCGATGGCGAAGGCGCAACCGCTGACGGCAAGTTCACCGAGGGCAATCCGACCACTGGCGTACCGGCCACCACCGTGACGGCGGACTGGTGCAACGCCGTCCAGGACGAGATCATCAACGTCCTGCTCGAGGCAGGAATCGAGCCGACCAAGTCGAACAGCGCGCAGCTGGTCGCGGCCATCAAGTCGCTGATCGCCGGCGGCGGCGTGTCCGTCACCGCCACTGGCGTGTCGGTGGCCGATGTCGGCAATTTCTTTGCCACCAAGAACGTCGAGGCGGCACTGCAGCAGCTGGCCGAGAAGATCTACAACGGCGTTTTCAAGTCGAACCAGATCCGCCGCGAGGTTCAGATCCTCAGCGGTACGTCTTTCCAGACCGAGGCCACGCACGCAGAGAACATCCTGTCGCTCAATGGTTCGACTGCCATCACCTATACGGTCCGGCCGGACAGCGAGTTGAACCTGCCGGTCGGCACCTGCATTCACATTTCACAGCACTTCACCGGGCAGGTCACGATTGCCGCGGGCGGCAGTGTCGGCCTGCTGCGCAGCGCGGGCTACAACCTCAAGACCCTGAACCAGCACGCCATCATCGTCCTGATTAAAAAGGGCGCGAACACCTGGTGGGTGACCGGCGGCCTGGAGCCAACCACGTGATCCCGGGCGTACTGATGCTCCCCCGCCGGTCGCCCTCGACGGCGCCCGGAATCATCGCATCGCCGGTGTATCAGCCGATCAACGCATACGCCGTCGGATTCGTGCAATCGGTTTCCGAGGGCATCCTGCGCATCGGAACCGACGGCAGCTGGCTGGGGTTCGGCACTGGCTACAGCCCGGTCGGCGGCCAGTGGTATGACCTCGTCACCCCGGGCCTTGGCGACGGCTATGAGCTGCGTCTCACCACCATCAACGTCGGCGGCTCCGGCGCGGTGATCGAGAACACCGCCGGCGATTGGCGCCCACTGACCGCCGAGCGCCAGGTGAAGATCACCGCGAGCAGGTACACGTCGGGATCCAGCACGGCCTCCTACAACATCATCATCGAAATCCGCGCAGTTGGCGGAACGGCGGTTCTATCCAGCGGATCGCTGCGGATGACGGTCACTGCCGAGGTCCAGGCAAATGACGGTGGTGGTGGCCCGCTTCCGAACTGCGTGGCGACCGACATGCTGCTGGAGCCGAACCTGGTCGCCGGCGACGTGCAGCTCGGCTACCGGATCGAGTGCCCGGATTTCGACACCGAATCCGTCGTACTCCTCGAGGTCCGCAACAACACCATCAGCCCGCAGCCCTGCTGGCGCATCGTCACCGAGAGCGGTGCGGCCGTGGTGGCTTCGGACAGCACGCCGATGCCGTTGCGTGGTGGCGGCGAGGCCAAACTGCCCGAGATGCTGGACCGCGAGGTCCTGGTCGCAGACGAGCGCGGCCTGACGTGGGAGCGCGTGATCGAATGCCGTCCAGTCGGCGTGCGCGACGTCGTGTTCATCAACGTCGGCGACAACTGCTACTTCGCCGGCGAGGATGCTGGGAAGCGAATCGCCACGCACAACGCGACGGAACAGCCGAAGTAAGGCGGGCAGGCGGCGCGGAGAGCAATACTCCGCGCCGCTGTCAATATGTAGGCCTGCAAATACCGCAGATCAGCGCCGAAAAGCACTCTTTGCCTCGGGAATACTCCCGACAACAAGGCAAAGAAATGCACAGAATCGACGGGCCGGGCGCAACGATGGACAAGCTTTTCACCGAGGGCGACCCGACGCACGCACACAGCGTGTACGATCCGACCCACACCCACGGCGTCTACGATCCGGGACACGTGCACAGCTACAACCGCGTGACCACGGCAAACGGCCAGGGTTCGGATGTCGGCACTGCCAACAACCATCGGGCGGAGAACACGACGGCCAGCGCGACAGGCATCAGCCTCTATGCCGCCGGTACCGGAATCGGCATCTACGCGGCAGGAACGGGCATTGCGGTACAAGCAAATGGCGTCGGCGGCGCGCACAACAACATGCAGCCGACCGTGTTCCTCAATGCCATGATTAAACTGTGAGGTTTCGTGAAAAACCGGTCAAACACACGGCCTCGGCGAGCTGGTACCATTTCCACCAATAGAACGGCGGGTAAACAACCCGTGGAGAACGCAGCCACCATGCCCGAACGTCTCGCGCTGATCACTGAGTTACTACAGGACACGCGGGAGGCCCAGGAGAAGGGCAATGCGATGCTGGGCGACCTGCGCGTCGACATGGCGGCACTGCAGCGTTCGCACGAGGGGCAGGGCCAGAGCATCGCCGATATCCGCGCCGATATCCGCAGCATGATGGCGCGCCAGCAGGCAGTAGAGCTGCAGCTGCAGCGCCTGCCGCACCACGAGGCGCAGATCACCGCAGTGGATCGGCGCCTGGAAGGCCACGAGGCACGCCTGCGCGCCCTCGAGGGTGAGGGCCGCGAGACACGCGTCATCACCAGCGCGGCGAAGGCCGGCCTGCGTGATGCCACGCGGTACGTGATCGGCGTCATCGGCGGCCTGCTGGTGGCTGCGGCCCTGTGGGCCGTGAGGAATGGAGGGGTGCCGCTCGAGTAGCGGAACCAGGGCCAGCCGGGAGGCGCCGCAACGCCTCCCGGCACCAATTCGAAGTGGGGATGAGATGAGCAAGGTCGACGATATCATCAGCGATGTGATCCGCCGTGAGGGTTCGAAGTACACCAACGACCCGAAGGACAGCGGCGGGCCGACCAAGTACGGCATCACGCAGGCGACCCTGTCGCGCTACCGCAAGCGCCAGGTCACGCCGGCCGAGGTCGCCGCGCTGACAGAGCCGGAGGCGCGCGCCATCTACCGCATGCTGTTCGTCAACGAGCCCGGCTACGGCCCGATCGTCGAGGCATCCGACCTGGTCGGCGCCGAGCTGGTCGATACCGGCGTCAACATGGGTCCAGCCCGCGCCAGCATGTTCCTGCAACAAGCCCTCAACGCCCTGAACCGCAACGGCCGCGACTTCGCCGACGTGGGTGAGGACGGCGCCTGTGGCCCGCGCACCGTGGCCGCACTGAAAACCTACCTGGCCAAGCGCGGCAAGGAAGGCGAGACCGTCCTGCATCGCGTGCTGAACTGCCTGCAGGGCGCCTACTACATCGACCTGGCACGCCGCCGCCCGAAGGACGAGGAGTACGTCTACGGCTGGTTCCGCGAGCGGGTTTCCTGACCGGAGAAGCGGCAAATGTTCGACTGGATCAACACCGTGGCCACTTGGCTCACCTTTCGCGAGGTCCGGGCGATCATCGTCGGCCTGATCGTTTCCTGGGGCGTGACCCAGCTGGTCAAGAACGCTCCCTCGCTGGTCGCCATGCCGGAGGTGCCCCGCCGCTTCTGGACGCGCATGCTGGCCTTCCTGCTGGGCGCCTTGCCGGTCGCCGCCATGTGGCCAGGTGACTGGATCGAGCGCCTCGGCATCGCCGCAGCGATCGGCTTTGCCTCGCCGGTGATATACACCTACGGCGCGCGGGTCCTGTACCACTTCTGGCCCTGGCTCGAGCCCAAGATGAGCGCGATGCCGGTAGTGCCGGCGGACGAGTGCAAGCCATGAGCCTGCGCGAGCTGGCCGATGCCATCTGGATGACCCGGGCCAGCGCGCTGGCCCAGGGCTTCACTCACGAAGGGTGGCACTTTGGCGTGCCGGTGTTCTGCCAGATGGAGAGCGAGGACGGCGACGAGATCAACATGGTCGTCGCCAAGAGCTGGGTCCTGGAATTGGTGATCAGCGTCGGCGCCAGCATGCTGCAGTTGGCGAACAGCTACCGCAATCCCGGCGACGAGATCTGGTTCGGATTCCGCATCCGCCCGATTCCGGCCGAGGCCACGCCGTGATCCCGCTGCCGCTGATCGCCGCCGCTAAGGGCGCCTGGGCCTTCCTGCGCGCGATCCCGTGGCAGGCCTGGGCGGTGGCCGCGGTTCTGCTGATCGGCTGGCGCTACGGCGAGCATCGATACGATTCCGGCGTGGCCGACGAGCGCGCGAGCTGGGTGGCCGCCCAGGCAAAGGCCGATGCCGAGGCCAAGGCCGCAGCCGCCAAGCAGGCCCAGGACGCTGCGGCGATCAACAACAGCACTACCGACCGCGCCCACGAGGCGACCGTCGAGACCCGAACCGAGACCGCGGCAGCGGTGGAGCGCGTGCGCTATGAAACCAGGACCATCGAAGTTCCTGCCAATTGCCCTACTGGCCTGCCTGACCGCGTGCGCGACGAGGGACGTGCGGCCGTCGATCGAGCCCGAGCCGCCGGCAGTCCACTGCGAGCAGGGCGCGACCCCTGACCCGAGCGAATGGCCGGCCGACTGGCTCCGCGAGGGCCCGGCCTTTGCCGTCGAGCTGTTGGGAATCCTGACCGAGGAACGGCGCCTGCGCGGCGAGGAGCACCGCTGCCTGGCCGAGCACCGAGCCAAAGGCCACATCCGCTAGGCCGCCAGTGCCCAGTGGTACGGCGGCCGCCGCTTCGCGCGATCGCCATCCTCCACGCCGGCCACCTGTTCGGTGTCCTCGCGCCGCCTCGGACGGCCAGGCCGGATCCGGAGGCCAAGGCGGCCGGTGCCGCGCTCGCCGGTGCCGTCGACCAGCAGCCGTTCCGAGGTGGCGTTTCGAACCTCGGATTCGATCGTCTTTGGATTGAGCATAGAGGGGACCTTGGTGGCGGTAACGGGACCGGTTGCGGCCATGCGTGAAACACTTGCCCGAACATAGTCGTAGCCGAAAAAGCCAAGCTGGAGTAATGCTTTACGGGAATCCCCGGGAAAGCCCGGGAGGTCGCATTATGCCAGACCACATGACTTTTAATCACATCGTCGGAGCCACAGGCCGAGATGGGCGTTCAACCAAAGGTCGTGGGGCGGGTAGCTCAGTGGTAGAGCACGGAACTTTTAATTCTGTGGTCGTGGGTTCGATCCCCACCCCGCTCACCACCCACAGGTTGCAGGCCCTATTCCGGGCTTGGTAGCGGTAATGGTGGCGGTAAGCCATGCGCGTGGTGCAGGTGTCGGACCCACTCGCCGCGACAGGTCAGAATCAGCCGATCGCTTTTCCACCGATTGAGCCACGCCGGAATCACCTGGATGTTGTGCCAGGCATGCGCGCCGCCACGGCTCAACGGCACCATGTGGTCAACGTGCCAGTCGATACCGGTCATCGCGCGGCGGCGGCGGGTAGCCAGCACGGCCTCAGCCATGACGAACACGGTGAAGTCGTCCAAGCCGCCCTCCGAGATCGCTGCCCGGCGCTTCGCGTGGCTGCGGACGAAGCTCTCCGGGTGGGCATGGAATCGAGCACGCATCGAGGACCTGATCTCATCGCGCCTCGCCTCATTGTTTCGAGCGATGCGGACCAGCTGGCGATCTCGTGTCCGTTGGTGGTAGGAGGCGTTATCTTCGGACCTGCAGGCCGAGCACATGGCCGAACTGACGAGCCGCTCTGCGACATGCCCGCGACGGCAAGGGCGTCCGGTGAAGTAGCGCGCCAACCCAGCTGATCGGGCAGCCGATAGTGAGATGATCGGTTTCATCCCGGGAGAATATCCTACTGATTAATCGCAACAGTAGAACGCTGATTCCTACATGTGACGTTGTTGCATTGGTATATCCGGATATACTGAGCCCACACCAACGCGACAGGCCCATCACATGAAATTCGACCGCCAGCCCAGCACTGCCATCAAGGCCCCTAAGAACGCAGCAGCCTGCCCGAAGCCGGGTGTTGATCGTGCGACGTGGCGGGGCATGTTCGAAGCGGCGCGCGCCGCCCTTGGCGCAAACGTGATCGGCATCACCAGCATCAAGGGTGGCCGCGCATGGTTCCAGATCGTCGGCGACGCCACCCCGTACTCGGTCATGCTGACCGACGCTGAACTGGCGATGTTCTTCATCTGACCCACCGAGACCACCACCATGAAAAAGCAGAAAGCAGTCCGGCAGTATCAGGACGTCGATGGCGCAGGCCGACTCGTGCCTCCCACCGACGAGCAGGTCATGATCGCCCGCGTCGGCGTCGACCAGCTGCACCGCCGGCCCGAGCCGGAAACGCAGGGCCCGGACCCGCGCGAGGCATTGGCGCAGATCCAGCTTCCGGACGAACCGGTGGTGCCGCAGGCCGAGCGCATCGACCGCCCGAACCTTGCCCGCGCCCAGCGCCGCCGCGAGCGCCTGATCGAACGCCGCCGCAACGTGGCCGAGGCCAAGGCCGACCCGTTCAAGGTAACCCTCGGCGACGTGGTCGCCTTCCTGCTGGCCGTCGCGCTGGCGATCGGCGCCATTCTGGTGCTGGCCGGATTCGCCGCCGGCATCGAGCGCTGGCCGGCGCTGTGGGGTGGGGCATGATCAGCATCGTCCGTCACAACCTTCTGACCCGCGAAGGCTACACGCCGTACTGCGGAGCCGAGCGCTGCCCTGCAGGGATGCCGCGCACGCGATGGGATGGCGAGCAGTTCGCCTGTTCCTGCGGGTGGCGGTCTCAGTTCCCGGCTGACTTCATCGCTGAATACAAGGCGCAATGGCGCCAAGGCGGTGCCGCATGAACTACCCAACCCTCAACGGCGCCCAGGTCCGCAACGACGGCTGCGGACGGACCGCCATGCAGACCCGCATGCGCACCCTGTGGCAGTCGGCCATGACCACGGCCGGTAACCGGGCCAACCCGCCCGAGCTGGTCGACCTGCACCAGCTCGCCATGGACCTGCGCCGCACCTGGCCGGTGGCACGCTGATGGCCTTCGTCCGCTGCTGCCGCTGCCGGGCAAGGCGGACGCTGAGCCGCCACCCCGATGAGTACATCCGGCCGCCGAGGTGCCGAACCTATGGCTGCCGGAGCCGGCGCTACACCGTAGACGCCTACCGCACGCGCGTGGAGCGCGGCGGGAAGGTTCGACCGTGCAAATGCTACGGTTACAGCTTCCCTCACCGGCGTGGATCCGGCTACTGTGAACATAATCCTACGCTGACCGAGGCGATGCTGCGGGAGCGATGGGAGTCTGGTTCATGGGCATAGGAGACACGAGATGAAAAAGCTGATCGCAACCCTGGTCATCGCCGCGGCCGCTACGAGCGCGCAGGCGGGCAACGTCAAGGCACCGGTGCACACCGGCCTCGGCTACCTGGCCGCCGGCTTCCGTGACAACCTCGCCGGAACCAGCGCCGAACTGCTCGGCGCCGAGGTCGTCGTGAGCGCGCGGCTGGTCGGAAAGGTCGATATGGGTCAGTATCACCTGCTCCAGCTGTCCGACCGGCTGCAGCCCGCAGCCACCGCCGACGCCCGCCTGGAACCAAGCCAGTCCGCCGTGGCCGCCACCCTGCGCCCGGGCGCTGCCGTGACGGTGCGGTGCGGATCCGCGGTGCCGGGCTGGACTGGCATCACCCTGAAAGACTGCGTAATCGAGGAACGTTGATGAGCGAGAACACCCAGCCCAGCCGATCCACGCTGGCACGCCGCAAGAACGCGCGGGAGCACCGGACCCGTGTGGTTGGCGAAGGCGGCCGCCGCCTGGAGCTGCTGCTACCGGCCGACGCCGCCAACGCCCTGGCCCAGCTGCAGGAGGCCGGAGGCGGCAGCGCGACGGCGGTGATCAGCGGCCTTCTGTTGCAGGCGGTGAAGGTCAAGCGGTAGGATTGGCCCAAGAGTGCAGTTGGCAGGATGCGAGCCCTGCCGTCCTTCCTCGGCCGCACTCGCCGGGACGATGGTGACGCAGACCGTCAGCCGGCAGCATCAAAAGGGAAAATCGAGCCGGCACGACACCGGCCCCGTCTGAAATGCCGGGCTCCCGATGCAGCAGTCGAAAGCGAGATGGCGAAAACTCCATGGGCAGGGTAGATCCCGGGAAACCGGGGAGGCCATCTCAGCCGGCTATCCCAACCGGCACGCAACACCTGGCGAGCGCCGTCAGCGCACCTCATCGCCAGGTGGCCATCGTCGAGAGACGCGCCGCAGAGGGCCCCGGACTACCGGGGCCTTCGCCTTTTCAGGCCGAGCTGCGGATCACGAAACCGTTGTCGTTGGCCGGCGCACCGAGCTGCAGGCGCAGGACCTCCTCGGTGACGCGCTCCACGGCCTCGCGCAGCGCTTTCGGCTTCATCCCGGCGATATCGCCCAGCCCGAACCCGAACGCCTGGTGCAGCGCGCGCTGCAGCGGAACGTCGGCATGCCCAGCCTCGCCGTACCAGCGCTCGGCCAGGTCGCGGAGCTGCCGCTGCATGCGCTCCTTCTCCGCCCGCGCCTCGAGGATGTGCCGGGCCCGGCCCTCGGTCATGCCCTGGGCCACGAGCTGGTCGATCGTGCGCGCGGCGCCCTGGGCCTGGCGCTGCTGGCGCCGGATCACGCCCTCACTTTCGACGTCGACCAGCGTGCCGTCGACCTGCTTAGGCGGCGCGATCGCCCGCACCTTGTAGGTGTGGCCGCAGGCCGGGCACGCCGGCGCCGGATCGTGCACGGCATAGCAGCTCGGACACTGCGTGGCGGCCTCGATGGCCTCCTCCTGCTGGCCTTTCCGCTTCCGCTTCTTCCGACCCTCGAGGGTCCAGTCGCGGTCGTCGTGCGGCAGGCCGTGCCGCGGCACGAACTCGCCATCTATGATCCGGCCGGAGTTTCCGACGTGGTCGATGACCAGGCCGTAGGGCTTGCCCGACGCCTCGAGCGCGGCCATGCGGCCGTCCAGGTCGGACAGGTCGTAGCCGGCGGCGTACACAGGGCGTAGCACCCGGCCGGTGGCCTGCAGGTACCACGATTCCGACTCGGTGAGCCGGAGCAGGATGCAGACCTCGGCGACCGGGATATCGGTGCCCTCGCTGATCAGGTCCTTGTTGACGAGACCGTGGAGCCGGCCATCGGCCAGCTGCTCGATCAGCCCGTCGCGCTCGGTGTCCAGCATGCCGCCGTGGATGACCTGGAACCGCCAGCCGGCGGCGCGGAAGTCGGCCGCCACCGACTCGGCGTGCTTGAGGTTGGCACAGAACACGATCGCCGGCCGGCCGGGCGCCAGGCGGTTGTAGTGCTCGATCGCGTCGCCGGTGATCTCCCGGTCGGCCATCATCAGCTCGGCCTGCTGGTCGGCGTCCAGGTCGCCGCCGCGCTTCCGCACCTTGGACAGATCGACCTTCAACGGCGGCGCGACCACGCGCGGCGGCAGCAGGTAGCCGTCGGCGATCAGCTCCTTCATCGTCGGGCCCAGCACCATGCAGTCGAACACATCGCCCAGGCCCTGGCCGTTGGTGCGCACCGGCGTCGCGGTGACGCCCAGCAGCAGCGCGCGCGGGCAGGCGGCTATGATGCGCGCCCAGGTTCCGGCGACGGCGTGGTGCGCCTCGTCGATGATGATGATGTCGGGGTCGAATTCCTCGAGCCAGTCCATGCGGACGGCGAGGGTCTGCACGCTGGCCACCGCGACGTGGCCGCGCGGATCCAGCATCGGCATGCCCACGGCATTGATGTGGGCCTTGCGGATGCCGGCCAGCTTCTCCGGCGGGCACACCACCTGGTGGCGCAGGCCGAGCCGGGCGATCGCCGTGGATGCCTGCCGGATCAGCTCCTTTCGGTGCTCGAGGATGAGCACGCGCTTACCGCGCGCTGCCGCACCCTCGGCGATCGCCGCATAACAAACCGTCTTGCCACCGCCGGTCGGCAGCACGTATAGGGGCCGCCGCCGCTTGCTCTTGTACTCGAACCGAATCTCGTCCAGACCGCGGTGCTGGTAGGGCCGTAGCGACAGCTTCACGCGACGTCATCCCGCAGACCGAGGGCAACCTCGAGGCGGAACACGACATCCCGCGCGGCGCTCAACGCCACCAGGGCGGCGGTACGGTCAACCGGGCCGTCGATGCTAGAGGGATCAACGGGTCCATCCAGCACACCTCGTCGCATCGCAATCTCCACGATGGACTGACGGAGAATGGCAAGCTGCTGCGGGCGCGGCTTGGTGCCGCTCTTCCACCTCGGCGGCGTCGAGCGGGCGATGCCGGCGCGATCGCAGGCCTCGCCGATCCCGACGCCCAGGCGAGCGGCGAGGGCATAGACCCTGCGAGCTGAATCCTTACGGTTTGGCATTCCTCCCTCCCTAAATGCGCAAGAGTGCCACTTTTTTTGCAATACAACGATAGCAATGACCAACATAGGTTAGCTCGCTTGCCCCACGGGCAAGGTGTGCCATAGTCTTAGATTATCACGGAAGCGCACGCGAAAGCGCAAAACGACCCGCATTGCCTCGGGAATGGCAGTTGATACGCAGGGGTAACCCGGGCGACAATTGCCAAACCTCGGAAGTGCCGGGGCAATACGTGTATAGCGGGGGCTTTTGTGGAAACGAATACTTCAGCAGTACCTTCCGCGCCAGGGTATTACCTTGGCGTGCCAAACGCGGACTACCATTCCGGTCCCGGCATTTCGAAGTCGCAGCTCGACCTGCTGCACCTCGCGCCGGCCCTGCTCGAGTGGTCGCGCCGTGCACCGCGTGATGAGGAAGCGCGTGCAGCGGTCGACCTGGGCGATGCGTTCCATGCGGTATCTCTGGAGCCGCAACGCTTCGAACAGGAATACACCGGCGAGTTCGTGGCGCCACCTCACGCTTTGGTGAGCGTGGACCAGATCAAGGCCTACATGGACGGTGAGGGGATCGGCTACGGCGCCAAGGACACCAAACCGGTGCTGATCGAAAAGCTGCTGGACATCGAGCCCGACGCGCCGGTGCTGGACCGCATGCTCAGCCAGTGGGGGCAGGACCTCGGCGGCCGCCACGTTCTCACCGCCGCCGAATTCCGCAAGGTGCATCTGATGCGTGCCAGCGCCATGGCGCATCCCTTCGCGCGCATGCTGCTGGAGGCCGACGGCGACGTGGAACCCAGCATCTACTGGATCGACCCCAAGACCGGCGAGCTGTGCCGCTGCCGTCCCGACAAGCTGGTGCGCCTGCCGAACGGCATGCGCATACTGCTGGACGTCAAGACCACCGGCGATATCGAGCGTTTCTCGGCATCGATCGATGACTACCGCTACCACGTGCAGGACGCGTTCTACACCGAGGGCTACACCCAGCACTTCGGCGCGCCGCCTGATGCGTTCGTGTTCCTGGCGGTCAGCACCCAGCGCAACGCCGGACGCTACCCGGTCCGTTGCTTCACGATCACCAACGAGGACAAGCTCGCCGGTCGCAACGACTTCCGAGCTGACCTGGACCGCTACGCCGAGTGCAAGCGCACTGGGCAGTGGCCAGGCATCGAGACGATCGCTCGCCCGGAATGGGCGCGCCGTCGGGACGCCGCTTAACTTCCACCACCACCAGGAGACATCATGTCCGCATTTGAGATCCGCGAGGCGCAGCGCGAGGGCGCCCGTCTTGTAATCATGCTCGCCGGCGTGTCCGGCAGCGGCAAAACCCGCACGGCACTGGAGCTGGCCTACGGCCTGGCCAACCGCGACCTGTCGAAGGTCGGATTCATCGACACCGAGAACCGCCGAGGCTCGCTGTACGCTGACGTATTCCGGAGCCCGTCACGCCCCGACCGCAGCGACACCCCGTTCAAGATCCTCGACTTCAACGCGCCGTTCTCGCCCGACCGCTACATCGAAGCCATCCACGCCTACCAGAAGGCTGGCGTCGAGGTCCTGGTGATCGACAGTGGCAGCCACGAGTGGGAGGGCATCGGTGGCTGCGTCAGCATCGCCGAGGCAGGCAATCCACGCCTGCCGAACTGGAACAAGGCCAAGGCCGAGCACAAGCGCTTCATGAACGCGCTGCTGACCTGCGACATGCACGTGATCCTGTGCCTGCGCGCCCGAGAAAAGGCGAAGCCGGAAAAGCAGATGGTCGATGGCCGCGAAAAGACCGTGTACGTGGATATGGGCCTGCAGGCGATCACCGAGAAGAACGTGCTGTTCGAGGCGACCGCATCGCTGATGCTGCACGACGAGGGCAGGCGCCAGGACGTGGTGAAGTGCCCGGGTGACCTGCAGGAGATCCTGGGCCGCGGCCAGGGTCACATCACCGCCGACGACGGCCAGGCCATCCGCCGCTGGGTGGACGGCGCACAGCAGCTCGACCCGAACGTCGAGAAGTACCGCAACCGACTCCTGAGCATCACCGAAAAGGGCAGGGCCTACGTCGAGGAGAGCTGGGGCAAGGTTCCGGATGGTATCCGCACCGCCCTGGGCGAGCCCTTCAAGGCGACCCTGATCGCATCGGCGGCCGAGTACGAAAAGCAGGCCCGCGAGGCAAGGGACGACGGAGGCGCCGCCGACATCAATGCCGCGCTCGCCGGTGCCGCCAGCCAGGCGCAAACGGCCGCCAACGACAACACGCCGCCCGAAGAATCCGCGGGCCGTGGAGAAACCGAGCCCGTCGCCCAGTCCAACGATCATCTGTTCTGAGGTCCGCTATGAATGCCGCACTGAAAGCCGACAACGACAACACACCGAAATACCTGACCGCCGAGCAGCTGCGGCAACGATGGGGAGGGAACGTCTCCGTCCGCACGCTCTCCAACTGGCGCAGCCTGGGCACGGGCCCGAAGTTCACCAAGCTGGGTGGCCGCGTCGTTTACCCGCTGCATGAGGTCGAGGCCTTCGAGGCCCGCCGCACCACCGACAGCACCGCCAACTACAGCAAGTAGCACCCCGGACGCCCCGGGCCGATCCTGAACGGAGGATAAATGGCCCGGGCGCGTCATGTTGCATTCATGCGCAATCGTGCGCGACGATTGCCTCGCCGGGACGTCCCGGCATTCCTATCGCGCCCACCATGCAGATCGCCGAAAGCCCGCTGCTGCAGCGTCTCGATGAGACCCTACGCAAGCGCGCAGATGAGATGGTCGACCAGGCCCTCGCGCCTGTCCTGCAACAGGCATCCACCCCGATCACCAAGGCCCTTGCCACCATCATCGGCGGCAACAACCGCGCCGCGCTGGCGGCGGTGGAGCTGCATGTGGCCGACGCGGTCAATCACATCGCCCGCGACGTGAAGGAGGCCGCATACCAGGCCCTGGTGCAGCGCGCGATCCACTACCTGTCCACCGGGCAGGATTTCTCCCTCGACTGAGACCACTCCATGAAGATCAAAACCCTGATCACCGCGCTCGCAGTGGCTGCCGCTCTCACCGCATGCAGCTCGGGCAGCGAGGCCGAACGCGCAGTGACAGCGCTCGGATTCACCGACGTAAAAACCACCGGCTATCGCCTCTTCGGCTGCAGCGAGGACGACAACTTCCACACCGGTTTCGAAGCTACCGACAAGAACGGAAAGCGCGTCACCGGCGTCGTCTGCTCCGGCTTCCTCAAGGGCGCGACCGTCAGGATTGATTGATCCATCGCGCTGCACACCATTTCACCCTCGACTGAGCCCATCACCACATGAAAATCCACGCGCACAACTTCGTGCTCCTTCGCTTCCACTCCGCCATCGACTTCTCGGAGCTGGCCGAGCTGCTGCCCGCAGCCACCCTGAAACCTGTCGGCGCGCTGGAATACTGCAGCTCCGGCTTCGTCTCCCCGTTCGGCGACGACCGCCTGCTGGTCAACATCACCACCAGCGGATTCGACGCGCTGTGGCTGAGTGTCGGCACCGAAACCAAGATCCTGCCGGGCTCGGTTCTGGCCCGTGCGCTGGACGCCAAGATCAAGGAAGTCGAGGAGCGTGACGGCCGCATGCCCGGTGGCCGCGAGCGCAAGCGGATGAAGGACGACCTGCTGCACGAGCTGCTGCCGAAGGCCTTCGTCAAAGCCGGCCGCGCCGACGCACTGATCTTCCCAGCCCTCGGCCTGATCGCCGTCGCCACCACCTCACGCAAGACGGCCGAGCATGTGGTCTCGCAGATCCGCGGCGTGCTGGGCAGCTTCCCGGCTATGCCTCTGAACGCCGAAGTCGCGCCGCGCTCGATCCTGACCGGCTGGATCGCAGGCGAGACGCTTCCGGATGGGCTGTCGCTTGGCTTCGAAGCGACGCTGGCCGACCCGGTGCAGGGCGGTGCGGTGGTCAAGCTCAAGGATCAGGAGCTGCTGAGCGACGAGGTGGAAAAGCACCTGGAAGCCGGAAAGCAGTGCTCCCGACTGGCGCTGGTGAACGGTGAGCGGGCGACCTTCACCGTCGGCGAGGACCT